AAAACCTCCCATGTGATTTTCCTGTTCTGCTGTAATACATAGAAAATATTTATAGCGTTAATCTAATAAATACTCACATAACGAGGGATCACAATGGATTTTCTCAAACTGGTAGGCGAACTGGGTTTTCCAATAGCAGGTGCAATAGCAGCAGGCATATTCGTGTTTATCACTCTCAAGTTTATACTTGCTTCGGTGACAGGCAGTGTAGTAGGGTTGAAAAACATCATCCACGCTCTGGACAACAGAGTACAGACTATGAACAACGATCTTGTTAAAATAGATTCTCTGCTTTCATACACACTCAATGTAAAACCCAACATAGATCGTCTTGCTGCAAACGAAGGCAAGGAGGATGCTCGCCGTGACTGATGATTTAGTAGCTGCAATATCAGAATATGGTTTTCCTATCATAGCCGCCATGGGACTTGGCTATTTTGTGTTTTTTGTATGGAAATGGGTTACAGAAGAAGTCAAGCCTGTGCTCAATGACGCAAATACCACTCTTATCAAGCTCGTAGATAGAATACGAATGCTTGATAACGACATGATACGCCTCAACACCAAACTCGCAATGGTTCTAGAATATAGAAATCAAATAGAACAAGCACGAGGCGAGTCGATCGATGAAGAATTAGAAGAGATAATCAACAGAAACAAATCAGTGTCAGAGACTTTCAACTCTACAGGTGAGAAGGATGATGGAAATTAGAGACAAAGTGTGCGAAAAGATATGGGACGAGTCTAGTCTTGTTTGTACTCTAGGAGTAGGAGCAGCCGTAGGCTCGCTTGTTATGGCTGTAATCGTTCTTATTGTTATTTAGAATCTGCTATAAACACGCCGTTCCAGTCTCGAGGTAAATCCTGCTTTGCCATAAAGTCACAGCGAGCCTGCCACATTTCATAGTAAGCAGTCATTCTGTCGTCAAATTCTGTTTTTAGATCTTCGCATAATGCCCTTGCTCTGTCGAACTTCTGTGCCTGATACAATTTGTGCATACGATTGTGTTCTTCCTGTGCAAGCAAATAGGCGCCTATATCAACACCTTCTGTATCTAACACTGTGTAAATGCCAATGCCATAACTCTTGCCTTTTACAGCAAGATCATCTACCTTAAGGAAGAAAAAGTCTTCCGCACACTGTTTTACTGTGTCTTCTCCGACAAGAAGTAGACATCCGTATTCCTTACACTTTGATTCAATTCTTGCGGCAGTAGAGACTGCGTCCCCCAAAACATCATATGAGTGTCGTTTTGTAGAACCCATTTCTCCGAGATAGCCAACACCACTGTTAATGCCAGCGCCCATACCAACAGGAGGGCGTCCTTCTTGAGTAATTTTGTCATTGAATTTCTCCACGGCTCGTATCATTGCCAAACCTGTTTCTACTGCGGTGTGCGGATGATCGTCATCTTCAAGCGGAGCACCGTGTATGTGCATACTTGCATCACCTATGTATTTTATTATCATACCGTTTCTTTCAATCACAGGCTCTGTTATGGCATCCATATAGCCATTCATTAGCGCAGTCAATCCTTTTACATCGTCGCCAAACGATTCACCCAGAGGCGTGAATCCTCGCAAGTCTGAGAACACAATAGAAATATCTTGTTTTGTGCCTTCCTTGACAAGCGCGGGATTTTCCTGTAGCAGTTTGACAACCGCAGGTGATGCATAGCCTGCAAACTGTTTCTTGATTGCCTGTTTCTCTCTAAACTCTTTCACAAAGCGAAGGAATACAGAGTGCAAGCCAACTAACACTAGAGCAATAACAGCCATAGTGCCGTCAAGCAGATAAAGGTGATTTGTCCAAGCCCAATGCACGCCATAAGCCGCGCCAGCACCTAACATAATCATTCCCAAGCCTACCGTCCAGTATGGTGTAAACCTACCTAGAAGAACTACTGCTAATCCTAGAACCAGTGTGCCGGCAAGTTCTGCTTGAAATGCCCAGTATGGTCTTTCTATCTGTTCTCCGTCTATGAGAGTCTGCAGTGTAACAGCAGCAGGTTCATAGTTGTATCGTGGACCTGTAGGTGATGCTATTACACCACCTATTCCCGCAGCCTGTGCGCCTATTATAACAGTCTTGCCTTGAAAACGAGAAAAGTCCTGTTCTGCTGCGGATATCGTAGGAAACTCTTTGTTCCAGCGCAGCCATATCCTTCCGTTGGGATCTGTGTTTATGACGGGGAAGCCAGGCACTCTGACAGCTTCTATGCCTGCGCCCTGTTCTTTTACCTGGTAGGAAGGCTGTTGAGTTGCTACTCGAATAACTTCTATGCCCAGTGATGGAAACACTTCATTGTCTACTCGCATGAGCAGAGGCACTCTTCTTACTACACCGTCTCGTTCAGGCACGGTGTTAATAACACCTACACCATCTGCTGATTCGGCCAGTTCGGGTATAGGTCCTAGCACGCCCTGCCATTGATAGAGGTAAGGAACAGGATCGCCTATTTTCGCAATGCCTCTAGGCACTGCATTCTGAGATTCACCTGCAATGCCTGTCTGTGCTATTACTACACCATTGTTTTCTAGTGTTTCTGCGAGATAGTCATCACCGCCCAGTCTATCTGTTTCTGAAAAAAGCACAGGTATGACAATTACTCCCGCACCGTCACTACGCAATTGCCATACAATGTCTGCTATTGTTTCTCTGCTCCAGGGCCACTGACCATAGCGTTCTATTGCAGCTTCGTCTATTGCGACAACGCCTATGTCTTGAGACTGTTGAACAGTATCTGTCTGTTGCAGTAAATCAAACTGCTTTAGTCGAAGAGTTTCAACTACAAAGCCATCTGAGTAGTGAACAAATAAAACCACTGCAAGGGTAAGAAACGCAGTAGTCCAATGTGTTAGCCATTTCATAATGATATTTAGCGTTGATCTATGCTTAGATCGCAGCCCGCAGGATTAGTGCAGAATTCCTGTATGGAAATAGAGTTTGATGGGGAGTTCTGCTTTATATCTAACGCAATGCCACCGCCACCTGTAAGATTCTGCAGAGAAAACACAGCACTTGCACCGTTTGATTGTGTGCTATTAACAGAGTGACCATTGCCTATCACAGAACCTTGCAGATAGTTATCGCCACTTGACTGCAACACACTCATTTCAAAGTCGTTGCCCTGCACAGTTACATCGACATCGCTTGCATTAGCGACTTTGATCAACCCTAATATCGTTAGTGCCAATACCAGTTTCATAACCGTATTTAACAAAACTGCCTTGAAGAATATCTATAGAATAACCGTGAGATTCACTTAAACGAAACTCAAATATATTGCCTGCTGCATCCTGTCGCCTTACAACAAACTCTGGTGGAGGCGCTTCGTAGTAAATACCTGTTTCTTCGTCTAAACCTTCGGGTCTATCCCCGAACACATTCTGCGAAGCAAATTCATCTCCAAGCGCATTAGCGGCCTGGTTTTGTAATCGCTCCATAAGTTCAAAAATGTCTACTTCAAGTATATTGCCTGTTTCGCCTAACTCAGTGTCCCAAATACCTTCTATGCTTTCTGACAGTTTATCTGCATCAAGTTCGTCAAACTCTAGATAATCCACATCCAGTTCTGCGGCCTGCTCTTGCATTTCTCTTCGTGTGGCATCGTATTCAGATTCATTTCTTACAATAAGCATATTGCCTAACTGATCGGGAGCTATATCTAACACGACAGGCTTGCTAGGCGCTTGGCTAGAAGTAGAAACGGTGGTTGTTTCAAATGCCTGATTCATTATGACTACGCCTGCGTCTGTTTCTACAGATATTTCTCCTACAAAGCATTCAAGCGCAGCACGAGGATGACTCTGTCTGCAGGAGGGTAAAAGCGTTATAGTTGAACCGCCTATTTCATTAACAATCATTGCGAAATCTGTGCCGCGCACACCAATAGTAGCCGACGGTGTTTCTATATTAACATTTTGTCTATACTTTTTTGCTATTTGGCCGCTTGCATACTTTACCGTGCCAAGACTTGCTTTTAGGCTGATAGATCCTTTATCTTGTGCAGGATCAAAAACAAACTCGTCTATTACAAGTCGAGAATGTTCTGTAACATCTACTCTAGTGTCATCGCGAAAATCAATACGCATTCTGCCTTTGGCAGTTACAGCAACATCATATGATTCTATAGACACACCAAGTGAACCTTCTATGGTTTCTGAATCTCGTTCAATAGCAGCAGAGCCTGAAATTTCTGATATTGCGCCTATGGCAGCCCAACTAGTATTAATCAGACTGAATAATATCAACAGCAGCGTTATCGCCTTCAAATGTTGCATCAACTGTGTTATCATTTATTCCACTCTGTGTAATATTGTATACACCGCCGCCGCCAGTTACATCAAGATTTAGACTATGCCCATTAACATCTCCATCACCGTCGATGTCTATGTTAACAGTATTGCCTCCAGCGAGACTGGCAGAGTTATCAATCACAACAGTAGCATCGGCATTTACACCGTCTACTTCTACATCAACAACATTAGAATCTCCATCTACAGCAAGTGATGCTACAAGATTGGAAGCGTCTGCAGTTTCGCCTATTCTAATGTCAATGTCTGCTCCGTTGCCATTTACAGTAACATCAGCAGTAACAGTTTCACAGGTAGCAGCATTACCACTGTCACACATCAAATCTACGGAGTTGTTGTTTCCTGTTAGGTTGATAGTGCCTGTATAGGTATTACCGTTTATCTGTGCAGCAATGACATTATTATCACCGACTTGATCTATGTCAAAGGTCATGTCGTCACCAGTGAGTATCATAGCCTGCTCTGCAGTTCCAGCAACGTTATCAGTGCCGTCTTGCGTAATGTCAAGATCTAGGTTATCACCTATCTGCTGAACATATATTTCGTTTGCGAATACCGCACTAGCGAGAAGTATCAGTGATAGTGTCAGTGTTCTTTTCATTTTCCTTGCCCTCTTTGAATTGCCAGAGATCTTTTTCTTCACCCTGATAGACGAGTTCTATCACTCCGGCTTCTATTGCTGCCCTCACAGCATAGTTCACAGGTTCGTTTGCTGTCATGCCCATTTCAGTTTCAACGAGTTCTGTGCCCATATCAAAAAAACGAAACAGATTAGCGCCTGTTTTCGTCGAAAGTATTGTTTTTTCTGTTGCTACAGAAATCAATACTCTCCCAGTGTTGACACTTACTATTCGCATTACCACAGTGACCGTGTCAACTCTATATTCTGTGTCTACGCCAATGCCTAGATATCTTGCTCCTGCACCGCCTGTGACTACATTTGCATCATAGCCTACTATACCGCCTTCCAGTATCAAACCAGCAAAACGCATAGGTTGTAGTTCAGTATCATCTTCTCCGTAGTTCTCTCTCGTATTCCTTATTAACTGACGTTCTTTTACAAGATTGTCTAGGCCTACTCTTTCGACTACATCAAACCAGGAACCATTGCCTATATCTTGTAAACTTTTAATGACCCATACTTCACTTCCCTGTGTTACAGCAGTTGATAGACTTGCTACTCGCTGATTAGGCTGTCTCTGACCTGTTTTGTCTGCAAAGTCATAAACTGCTATTGTTATTTTAGGACCGTCCAGTTCGGGCACATCTGCCAGTTGTTCTCGCATAGGTGCAGGTTGTGTTTCTGCAGGGGATGACTGAAACCTTTCTTCTCCAGTTGCAGCACATCCTATTAGAAACGCCAAACAAAATGCAATACAAGCGAATGATCCTTTCAAAAGTATAGTTCTCCTGGTCCTGGTATTTCTATCTCTGTAAATCCGTCAGGACCGTCTACTGTAAGCGTAATTGCTCCTGCTTCTGATCTACTCCAAGTAATGGTGGATCCTTCGATTTCTGTTGATCCGCCGTCTGGTTGAGAACAGGTTTCATTACCCTCTTCGCATTCTGTGAACATATTGTCAACCATCTGCTTGGATAGCGTGGCATAGATCCTAGATTCTAGGTTCGTCACAAACTTGTTGAGAATACTATCTTCCAGTTCTCTTTCTATTCTTCGCTGTTCTGCTTCACGCCGTTCACGAATCTCCTGTTCTCTGTTGTATCTCAACTGCTCATTCGCAAGAACATGGTTGCTCCAACCTTGCCCTGAAAAGGCTGGACTTTTGAATTCCCACACTAACTCTCCTGCTGACGCAGTTGACACAAACAGCATTAAAAAAAGACAGAGTCTCCTCACGTTGCACCTCATCATTTTACTACGTATTTAAGGTGATAGGGGCAAAAAGTTAAGTGGAGAGATAATTAACAGATGTTAAACCTGTTTAAGATCAATCGGCACAAAAGCTTGATTTGTCCAATAATATAGCTGGAAATCCGACTGAAAAAAGTTTTCTATTTTATGGACTTTTTGTTCTGGTGCAGGAATTGACAGATTTAAAACTATACCAATTTTTTCTTTAGGAATTTTATAGCGTTCATTAAGCAATCTAGCACATTCTTCTACACATATACCGTAATGGAAGCCACAAACATAAATCATTTCATATTTAGGAAATTTTTTGTTAAATTGTTTATATATTTTTTTGGGAATTTGTTTCATTACTCCCAGATGTGAATCATTAGTCCAAATTAGAATCCGATTACCTTTTGCATGTTCTTGTTCTAACACATACCCTAAAAAATTTCCAAAGCTTTTATTTTCTTCTTCGATTCTTAGGAAAATGTTTTTTTCCTCAGTTGTATATTTTTCATAAGGGTCAACAAGAAAAATAAGGTTCATAATATTTTTTCCTCTAATTTTCTTTTAAGGTGATCTAATTGGCTTCGAAAAAAATCATATTTAAGGTGCATAAAATTTCTCTTACATCGTTTATAAATATTACCTTCAAGTTTTATTCCGTTTCTTAATAAATTATAATTTAGGTCAATTGCTGTTTTAATTCTATCTACTGGTTTTGTTTTTTGGTCGTAGCTATGATCTACTAGGTCGTCAAAAAAATCAAAACCTTCGTTTCTCATAATTTTAATATGCCTTTTAGATGACAAAATTATAGGGATTCGAGCTGTAAATAAAGGTAAAAAAGATTTTTCACACGGATAAAATGCTCCCATTGTTGTCTCAGCCATCAAACATATAGAAGTTTGAATTTGTTTTTTAATTAAAAAATAATTTAAAAAATTAGTAGTGCAGGGAACATTGTGAAAATTATTATAAACTCTGTCAGGAGGAATACTATCCTTTTTATACCATTCGAAATCTATATATTTTAAACCAGGAATTTGTCGATTTGTCCTATGATAAGTTACAAAAGACGATTGCAAAAGATCGTAATCAGATAAATGATCAATTAGAATTTGTCTATGCTCCTTGGCCGTCCTATTTAAAGATAGAAAATTATAAGTTAAATTATCAGGCATGATGAGCTGAATAGCATCCTTATTTGTTATATAATTAAGCGCAAAAATATCTTCTAATATATCAAAAAAAGGAAATCTTATTTCATTACCTTTTTGTTTTTTAAAAAAATTAACTTTGGTAATATAGATGTTGTCAGACTCTATAAGGTATTCAGGTAGTAAATCATCTATGTTTAATAGAACTTCATTATCGACTATGACTATTTTTTGTTTTTTTATGTCGCCTTCTATAAATAGTTTATCTAGGTGGGTATCGACGAGGCAAATATTAGGAAAATTATTCACAATCCATCGATTTATATAAGAACCATTAAGTGGTTGCATTAGCTACCACCTACAAGTTTTCCTTGTAAGGGATGACGCTTGCGACCTTTTTTAGCCTTGGGCATTTTTTCTACACCCTTTGCTTGACCTTTAGAGCCTGTAGGATAAGAGCCTGCGAATTCTCGTGCTTTCATACAAGTATTTAGTTGGAGGTGATGGCAGGATTCGAACCTGCGACTCGCAGATCATGAATCTGCTGTTCTACCGCTGAACTACATCACCTTTGAGCCTAGGACAGGATTCGAACCTGCATATAAACAATTTAAAGTCGTTTGCGTAGACATTCCGCCATCTAGGCAGTTTGGAGTGACATACCAGATTTGAACTGGTCCTGCAAGTGCCACAAACTTGAGTGCTTACCGCTAACACTAATGTCACCATTGAATGGCGGAAGGACAGAGATTCGAACTCTGACGTCCACTTTCGTGAACCCTCGGTTTTCAAGACCGCTGCCGCTACCCAGACTCTTTCGGCTTATCCTTCCTGTGTTTGGCGTCTGCGTTGTTTTTTTACATGGCACAGACGAACCTCCATGGAGCATTTGACTGAGTGATACTTGACAGGATAGCTAGTCCGGTCATTTTTTCACACAGCCGGTCGACCACCCTTGCTCAGGGTATACTGGTGCGCGGATAATCCACGCTTATACAATGTGCAAGCCGCATGCTTGCATTAGTTTTTGTTTTACTCTGATGTTAGGCAGACGATAACGAAAGCATTCGTCAAACCCTAGCATTTCTGCTACTTCTACCACAGCACCTGAGCGACACGCACCCACTACACAATGCACTAAAACATCAGTGTCATTTGCTAATGCTGTTTTCAATATGTCTGCGATTTCTTGTGCCTGTCTATCTGATATCAACTTCTCCTCTGGAAAAAACTGAGTAGGCGCTTCTGCATCAAGAAACTGAAACGAATGCCGAGACACGAACACATCTTCTTTAGGCTCTGGAGGTGTGTCACCTGGATCTGTTATTTGAATGGCAACTGCGCCAAGAGGCGACAGCCTGTGATTACCTTTTTGAAAGTCTGCCCAGGAACAATTTTCTATTTTTGGCATATCGGCCTCCTCGGTTAAAAATGCTGCCGCTTGGATTCGAACCAAGACCATCCTGCTCACTATGTGCTACAATGCAGGGCTCTACCGTTAAGCTACAACAGCTAGATCTTTTATTTGGCGGCTCCGACGAGTTTCGATCTCGCTACCTTCGCCGTGACAGGGCGACGCTCTCCCGATTGAGCTACGGAGCCAATGAGTGGCCCGCTTGAGAGGATTTGAACCCCTAACCCCTTGGTTCGAAGCCAAGTGCTCTATCCAGTTGAGCTACAAGCGGTTGTTTGGCTACCCCGCACGGACTTGAACCGCGAGCGGCTGTTTTGGAGACAGCAATGTTACCGAATTACACCACAGGGTAAATATTTGGTTGCGCCAGTTAGATTTGAACTAACGACCTCAGAGTTATCAGCTCTGCGCTCTTACCAACTGAGCTATGGCGCAATATCATTATTCTAATTTTTTAAAGAACAAATAAAAAACCCCTGAGCAGTTAAACTGACAGGGGCCGTGTTAATCGTTGTGTATAAACTCTACACTACGTGGCCCCACGCACACGCATATCACGCCAAATAATCTGGCGATATGAAAAATTCGAATGTGTGCTGTTTTTAACCATCATAGTGTTATTATACATTGTTTTATTATTGTGTCAAGTATTATTTATGACTTATAGTCGACTGCAGGATAAGCTTTTGTCAACTGATACTCATGTCCACACTTTTCACATTTATGTACATATTTAGGAGGCTGTGTTGCAAGTACAGCAGCGTTTTGATCATACAAAACTTCGCCGTCGCAGCCTGCCCTGTCGCAGAAATATCTTAGTAATACTGGTTTAACTTGAAATTCTTTTTCTGCCATAGCTTATTACTTATAAAAAAGACAGAAGCGGTGAACAAGTAATGACGTAAACAAAAGACATGTGCTGATATAACGAATCAGTGACCTTGCACAAACAAACTGCAACCCACAATGCACAATCTGCCGACTTCCGAAGAACAATCCACAACAAAACTACATCAACTTCGGAACACTGCAGGTGGTCCACGCTTTTCACACGCTGTATCAATTTGGAGCAACTAAAAATGTTGCAGTGTCATCCTCATCTTTCAACCGCTTCTGGATGGTTTACCTGCGAACAGGCTTAACCATCAAAATCGGAAATAATCCCCAGTCGAGCAAGCAGTTTTTCTTCATGCTCGTCCAGTTCGATTTCTGTATCAATGTTAGCAGCAAGAATCATCTCTTGCACACCCTGCTTGGTGCGCTTCAAATTCGCAAGTTCTCTGCGATATCCGTCAATCTCTTCTTGAGTAAAGATACCAGTAAAGATATCTCCGCTCATGCTGCGATAAAGAGAGTCTTCTTGAGCATTGCGACGCTTTTCTAAACGACCTTCCAGAACTTCAATTGGCTGCTGCGACTTAGCATCTGCTAGGTCTTTATACAGAGCAATCTGCGAGTCTAATGCAGCAGCGTCTGCGAGAAGATCAGAAATGTCTTCATCTGCGTTTGCTCTAGCAACCTTTTTGCGAATATCTAACAGGATGCCTGACAACTTTTCGTGTGTTTTAAGAGCGCCTTTGAACTCTGAACGAGCAGTGTCAATCTGACTCTTGGTATTTTCAAACTCGTTAAGAGTTACACTGGTTACAAGATCGAGACGACGAAGCTCTTCTCGAATCTGCGTTTGGATAGCATGTGCCTTTCTAAGATTGATTTTCATAGCCTTTTTCCTCTAAATATGTTGTATATTGTACAGCCTTTTCTTTTCCTGTCAAGTCACAGTGGGTGAGGGATTCGAACCCTCGTGCCCCTTTCGGGACCAACTGATTTCCAATCAGTGCCGTTTAGCCTCTCCGGCAACCCACTAAACTGGCGGAGGCAGAAGGATTCGAACCTTCGGGTCGCGTTTCCGAAACCAACTCATTAGCAGTGAGCCCCAATCGACCGCTCTGGCATGCCTCCTGGTTGTTATTTACTTTTTGCTATTATCTTTCTCACCCTTCTGGCTGTAGATCCTGTCCCAGCCTTCGCGGTACTTTTTGTCGTCTGCTTTCTTACGACGACCGTCGCCCTTTCCACCGTGCCATTTACCGCCCATTACTCACCTCGGTGTGACACAATACGATCAACAAGACCATATTCAAGTGCTTCTTCTGCACTCATAAAATAGTCACGATCCATATCACGCTCGAACTCATTGTAGGTCTTGCCAGCAGTGTTATGCTCCACATACAGTTCCGTAAGACGCTTCTTCCAATACTGAATCTCTCTATAAGAGATCTCAATGTCACTTGCCATTCCACGTGCGCCGCCCGACGGCTGGTGAATCATGTGACGAGCGTTTGGCAGCATCTTCCGCTTGCCAGGTGCACCTGCCTGAGCAAGAAACGATCCCATCGAACAAGCCTGACCTGTCACAATCGTAGCAACATCTGGCTTGATAAATCGCATAGTGTCATAAATCGCCATGCCTGCAGTAATTACGCCACCAGGCGAATTAATCATAAATGTAATATCTTTGTCGGAGTTTTCAGATTCTAGATACAACATCTGTGCTACAATAAGATTAGCACCCGCATCCTCTACAGGCCCGTTAAGCATAACGATACGTTCTTTCAACAATCTAGAAAATATATCGTAAGAACGTTCACCCTTTGAAGTCTGCTCAACAACCATTGGAACCAAATTCATATCCATTATAACCTCTTAGTAGTCTTGTTCGTCAAGTGCGATAACAGCATGTCGTGCTGCTCTGTGTAAATCTACAACTGCCTGTTTTAGTTCAGGCTCTGCGTCAATGTCTTTTATTTGATTATAGATGTTTGATTGAAAATAGTCAACATCTACATCATCCAAACCCTGTGCGATTCTTTCTAGCACTGCTTGGAGTTCTTCCTGCATTTTACCTTCCTTCCTTTACATGATATGCTGTTGGGCCTTCTGATGTAAATTCTAGTCCACCCATAGAACCTACATAGATGTGATGCTTGTCGTCATATGCGAGAGAAACTTTAACAGAACGTTCTAGGCTTATGACGAGACGACGCTGCGGAGCGAATTCTAAAATCTCTGCTTCTACTGTCTTGTCGTGATCTGTGTTATGCACTTTGCACTTGTCATCATAGGTTGTTTTCATTTTGTCTCCTAGTTAGATAGTCCTGCGATGATTTTGTACTGGTCCCACGCTTTCTTTACCGCGGGCTTGTCTTCTAGATCTGGTTCTGACACAATGGTATCTAGCCATACATAATCTGCTCTGAAACGGCTGGCAGATCCGAACTGACGAGGTTGATGTAATCTGCCGCTCTCGTACAAATCGATACAGATGTTTCTGATATCAGTTTCATGATCTTCTAATCCATGCCAAACAGGTTCGCTTACTCCGCCATATAAGTATCCGTGCCAAATCTGTCGCCAGTGTTCGTCATTGTTGGGGTCGAAATCAGTTCTTGACACTATGACCAAGATATTTTCGTAGCCAACTCTTTTTTCAAAAATATCTCTCACACAACGTGAAAGAGAAAGTCCTACTTTCATAGCAGTGCTTCCATTAGGTTCATTGCCACAGCAGTAGAAGTAATAGCACTACCGATCATAATTGCTCTGTCGCTCCACTGCATGCCTACATAAATCCAACCCACACCAGATGCGATATAAGCTATCTGTCCTGGTATTGACAAGCCTGCAGAGATTAGGAAGATACCAACTACGGCAAGAATAACAGCACTCCATTTGATATACCAATCAGGTGTGCCTGTAGGGGTAGTAGGCTTGACACCTTCATATTCTGTTTGAAGTTCATCCAATTCCTGCCGCAGACGACGCTTTTCTTCAGCAAGTTCCATAGCAAGTTTCCCAGCCTTGCTCATGGTGCTTTTTTCGTATTTGTCTTTTGTCTCTGCCTTTACGTCAGATTCTAGTTTTTCTCGTTCAGCGTCTTCCACTTTCAAGCCTCAGGTTAAGTGTAAAATTTTCAACCAACAGTTTAGCAAGAATAGCCTTGTTTGTCAATGCGTCATTTTCGTCATAGAAATCTACTACATGAGCAGCCATCATTGAGTAGGCTTGCTCTGGGGAAAGGTTGAGATTATCCCAGTTGATAGGATCTGTGACTTCAACTTCTCTCGCAAGAGCGGCGACTAGTTTTACATCATCTTCTGTGTTCATTCTAATCCCAAAGTGCTCTGAAGTATTTTCCGAACATTCTTAAACCGTAATCAATTCTATCTTCGTAGGCCTGCAAGCCTTCCCAATCAACTTCGTGTGTATCGTTTTCACCTCTGTCCATTCTGTAATACTTTCTATCTTCTTCAGAAACTTCGTTGCCTTTTGCGTCAACCGGAGTCCATACAATGTCCATCTCGCCTGTATAGAACTGCTCCTCGCCAGGCTTGCCTTCCGCAATCTCTTGAAAACTCCAGATCATAGAATCGAGAACGTAATCCCAGCGTTCAAAGTGTTTGTCATCAACTTCGCCTGTTTTTTCAAGTTCTTTCTTTTGTGTCTTTGTAGGTCGAAGTGTATCAGGCACATCTTCGTCGTCAATAAAAGGGGCGCCCTGTTTTTCGTCTCGCAGCCTTTCAAGAACAGGTAGAATAACATAAGAAAGACTATGGTAGGCATTCCACACATCCCAATTGTCTACATGCACACGTACTTTCTGCTGCCTGCGACTTTGTATCTGGTTGACGGTATAATATAATACTGTCTGCCAACCGTCTAAAAGTTTGATGACAATCTTGTCAAGCGTAGTATGTTCTCTGTCGTCAACATCCCAGGCAGGCTTTTTGTGACGCCATTCAAGATAGGCGTGCTCTACCCTTTGTGTTGTAAACCAATGAGGATACTTACCTATTGTTGCTTTCATTCTTCAAATACCTTACTAGTTGTTTTGTCTTTGCTTGTTCTCGCATGTATTCCGGAGATTTTGTAAACAATTTCCAATCAATGCCAATGTGATTTCGAGATAGCCTAATGTAATTTGGTATATTCATTTGCTTATTTTAATACAGTTTGTGATATAAGTCAAACAGTTTCAGTTTCGTTGACACGAAACCACTCGTCTTTGCAGACTCGTTTTTTATTTGATGTATATATCCAAGTTTCATGTAGATTGTATTAGGTCAGACGGAACCTTGTGCAGGTTCCACCAAAACGGCTTCATGTGAGTTGCATCCAGCCGAGACTTTGGAAGCAGGTATTTTTAACGCATCTCCATGGGCTCTAACCTTTCCCGTACCTGCGTTGACATCGCGTTTTCACGCTATCCATGCACTCGTTCCACTTGCATGGTTTTTAGGAGATATCGCGCGGAGTGGACGCACTACATCCTTCAGCAACGGGCCGTACCTCGGCTGAATCGTAGCGGATCGACTTCTCGACCAACAGAGTCCTTGTGTAGCCTAAAAGTGCCTATTTATGAGTCTAGTTCTTTCGCAGCCTTTTCAATCGCTTTGCTGTAATTGTAAGCCTGCTGCTTTGTCAGTATGACAGTTGATTCGTATTTCGCATAACCTTTAAACAGAATTCGAAAAATAAGACGTGCTCTGCGAACTGTTTCATTCACAGTGTATGCCACGGTTTGCCAAATCGAATTTAAAAAAGGTGAATCAAGATTATTCACTCTTTCTGGAACATCCTGCGTCCAAAAGTCAGTAGTTGCCTCTGTTGTGATTTCTACCGTTACCAGTTTTGTTTCTGAATCTCTTTCAATCCAAATAGAATGATAGTGATCAGGACTGCCGCATTGACAATCTACTTCATACCACACAGCATCTGAGTATGATGCCTTTTTGCTAATTCCTTCCGCTGGTTGTTCTGCTTTCATTTCAAATTCCTTTTACATCACCATTCTGTGCAATTTTATCATCTTCATAAGGTTCTGCTATTCTGCGATAGAGTTCCTGCTTACAGCCTTCAAGAGCACCAATGCAGTCGTTAATGTGTTGATAGTTTAATCCTTGCTCTTTCAAATAAGCCTGTGCTATCACTGTAAATGCATAATTTAAGTCGCCTGCGTTTCCGCATCGTTTACCAGTTTCCTCTAGTAAACTTATACCACATTCAGGACCAAGTTTCTGAGGAGCATATGTAAATCGTTTCCTATCTTCCTGCTTAATATATGGCATTGTTGTTATCCAGTGATGTTATTGTCGATAAAAACTTTCAGTGTTTCGTCATCGTCCTGCAGAGAAAATTTCACAGTTTCTCCTTTTTCTAAACGATTTGTGTAAGACCTACCGTGTCTATCTACGACTTCAACGCGATTGACACCTTTCATCTTGTTCAACTCTTCTCCGTCATAGATTGCGTTATGTATTGACATATAACCGCATTCCATACCTAACGCATACATGCCAGGGTCAAATCCAAACACATCGTAGAGCGCGTAGCGATAGCTTCCGCCGTCTTTGCCGTCTGCCTGCCAGATACGCTTACACACAGCATAGAAAGCATCTTCTCGCTCTTGCTCCGTGAGATTGTTCCACCACTCATCATTCTTCTTTTCGTGTTCTTCCATTGCTTCACGCATTGTCTCACCTATTTTTGAGATAGTATCAAGCAGTTTATCCTTGTCCGTCATTTTGTTTCGCCTCTGAATTTAGGGCACCTGTCCAAAACTGTTGCGCACTTTTCTGCACAGTTTCAAGCCAATGATAATATAACTCTGTGCCTCTGTCAATATCCTTCTCATCAGGTGTAATCAGTTCTTTTGCCTCTTCCGGCGTCATTTCGATTTCAGTTTTAATCTTCATCTTTAACAAACTCTCCGTCTTTTACCCGATGAACGACATGATAACCAGACGAGCGAATATAAGATCTACCGCCGTCTATCATGCTTCCGTTTTCAAATTGCTTATAATCGTGTCTACTACGACTATACTCCCAGTCACCGTCGTCATTTACTACCAAACCAAACTCTAATTCTTCTACTCGATCTGCATTCGTGATCATAATTCTGTTAGATCTATCTACAAACAAACCAAAGTATCTATTGCCGAACTCCGGATGAGCCGTTTCTCTATAGAATACATCAACAGGCATGTCAACATTATTAATGTCTGTAGTGCAGACATACTTAACTGATACTCCGTCCTTTTCGCTGTAGTGTTCAATTACTCTTTCTGTGTCAAACACAGGAGAATGCTTGATAGTCATCGTTAAGCACCTTTTTCTTAATGACCTTTTTCAGCCCTGGATTTACTCGTAGAGCATGAGGCATCAATTCATGTCTAATATAGTTTCTAGTATAGCAGGTATCTTGGTTGCTATCATCCTCTACCCAGGGCACAGAATTCATTTCTGCCCAAAGTCTAAGATTGCGTTTTTCTACAAGACGAAAGGGTCTAATAACATCTCGCCTGCGATAGGGGATGATCTTGCCTTCGCCGTGTAGTGAGCTCCAAAGCCAAGTTTCTACGCAGTCGTTGAGGTGATGACAGGTTACAACAGGGGCGCCGCGCTGATCTGCAATTTCATCAAGTTTTTTGTAGCGCTCGTTGCGCCAGTGTTCTTCTTGACTAACACCCTGTGGTTTTGCTTCCTTGAGCACTCCGTACCACAAAACAATGTCTCTCTGTCGACAATACTCCGTTAGAAAAATTCCAGCACGACGACCATGCTTGGTGCCGTGATCAAAATAAACGGCCTCTACATTATGGCGACGCGATAGAAAATCAAGCACCGCCATTGAATCTACACCGCCTGAGCAGGCTACGATTATTTTTCGAGGAAGTTTGCCTTGCAGTTTGATCATATTATTAGTATATGCGAACTGCGGCAGGAAGTCAACCTATAATATACCACCACACAGGCAAGCCCACTACAATATTTACAGGGAATGTAACAGCAATGCTCATAGTCAAATATTTTCCTATCTCTGCGGCAGGCACTGCTTTGCTTAGGATTGCAGGAGCAACGATATAACTAGCACTTGCCATTAACAGTGTAGTAAGATAAAGATCGCCTGTAGTAAGACCAAGAGCAACACCTGCGGCATATCCTAATCCACCATTAATCCAAGGTAGTAGGAGAGCAAGTGACACAAGACGAACATCAAGATTGTCGCGGAGATTGTTTCGAAGAGCGTCACCTACCTTCAAGCCCATAGCAAGTAGGAAGAAGCAGAGAGCACCTGTAAAGATGTCACCGCCGATAAATCCGTATAGCATGTCAGTCTTGTTTGTTAGGCTTACGGTTACAAAGCCTATAACCAGACTGGCAATTAGCAGCAGTTGAACACCGTCTGTGACTGCTGTTCGAGCGTTGTTCCAAACAGAACTTTTGTTGTCTCTGTTAGCAAGGTAGATTCCGTAGATAATAGCAGGAGTTTCCATAAGTACAAGAGCAACGGTCATATAACCGCCGTAGGCAATGTCCATTGCTGTGAGAAACCCTGCTGCGGTAACAAATGTCATTGTAGAATTAGAACCGTAGGTTGCTGCTATGCCTGCTGCTGTTTCTGTGCTACAAAAACGTTTTGCCAACCAAAACACATAGGTAGCAACTATGATAGATCCTAAAACCACAATCAGTGTAGGTTCAAATGTAGCCCAACTTACAGGCTCTTCTGCTAGACTGATACCGCCTTTGATGCCGATTGCAAGCATAAGGTATAGCGTAATAGCATCCGTCATTCCTTTTGGCAATTCTAGATTGCTACCTAGGAATACTGCAACTATCCCAAAAACAAAAAACAGAATGGGAACATTAAGAACAGTTTCTAGCATTAGGTTTTTCCTGTGCTGCCGAAACCGCCGCCGCGATTATTATCGGAATCAAATTCTTCTACAAGGTCAATACTCATCTGATAGACTGGCATAAACACAATCTGAGCGATTCTTTCATAGGGTTCTACGGTGTAGATTTCATCTCCGTCGTTGTAGAGAATAACGCCTAACTCGTCCTGGTAGTCGGAATCAATCGTGCCTACGCCTTGAGATACTCTTACGCCGTGTTTTAGATTTAGTCCTGAACGGCTGGTAATAAATCCTACAATGCCAGGATCATTTATGTGAACAGCGATGCCTGTCTTAATCAACTTGCGTTGTTTTGGAAAAAGTTTAAATGGTTGGGCTAGACTTGCTCTTAGATCTAGTCCGGCAGATCCTTCTGTCGCGTATCTCAAAGGATACTCATACATTGCGGTGTCTAGGAGTTTTACTTTTAGATTTTTATTCATTTTTATTCCTCAAATAAATCGTTCCATCTTTCTTCAAATTCTATTTCCTGTATTTCGTCATCATAAGGATAACTGCCGTCAAATCGATAGTGATATCGCAAGCCGTCTGCACATACAATATTATTTTCTACAATGTGTCTAAGATCTTCTCGCCCGCACAGGAGACGTTCTCGACACAGTTCTACATTGTCTTCCATTAGATCAACACCGTAAACCGTACCGAGTGCCTGTTCAAACGTGCTACCGTTTTCCATTTTTCGAATAAGCACTTCTCCTAGGAATTGGCCATCTCCGCATGAAGGATCTAAAAAAGTTTTTGTTGGATCTGTAAATTGGTCTTGGGGTAATCGATCTAGTATTTCTTGCACGAGAGGAGTCGGAGTAAAGACTTCGCCTGTTGCCTTTACTCTAACCTTCTCTCTTTCCACACCGCTCATATAAGAGAGATTTCGAATATGATCAACTATGTTCTTCAATGTAATCTATCTCGTCTTGCGTTAGATTAAATTTGTTATAAATTTCGTTATCTGACCATATTTTATCAGTCTCTAACATGGGAAGATTACCAAGACCTGTATTAAATCCGCTTGTCTTTGTTTTGTTTACCCAAAAATTATAAAGTTTAGAGCTCAAAAATGATTTAATTGACTTTGCTTCAAATTTATTATCGCAATTAATGTGTAAAGTGCCTTGACCACTCATTGCTCTTGTAACTCGAATATACTTCCATGGGGTTTTTTTAGAATACCAATGGCCGCTAAGGTTAACCATAACACGTAATTTATCTTTATCGCCGAATAGGTGATTTGCATACTGTTTTTGAGATGCAGTATAGTAAATAGGATAGACATGATCTTTTGTTTTTTCTTTGCTAATAATGCCTTCGTCTATCAATTTCTTTTGATGATCATGCACGTCTTCTCTCCAGTCAATTTTAGGTAAAGGAGAGTTAATAATTTTACTGTTAATGGATTTCCATAACTTGTCTTCTTTAGTAAGAACTAATTCTATTGTATCATTAAGATTTACTTTATAGGTGATATCATCTTGGACGACTGAAGTATTGATTTCATTAAATGATTTTTTTAAAACAAAATAACAAATATTTTCTCCTACATCAAAAAATCGATTGGCATCCATACTGATATAACTGATATCGTTATTAAGAATATTTCTTCTCATTTTTCCAAATATCAGTGCAGATCTTTTCAGCCACGCACTAGGAGTGACAAATGCAATTGTTCCATTATCTTTTAATAAGTCATAAGACTTAAGATAAAAACTCGGGTATAGCTTGCCATTTTGATTATTTTCTTTTTGGTAAGGTGGATTGCCTACTATCACATCAAATTTCATATCCGGATCCCATTCTAGAAAATCGATTTTAAAGATATTTTTATATCCTCTTCGACGAGCATCGTTGGTAAAGACCTTATACTTATCTACTAGGTAGATACTGTCTTTGATTTTTTGCGCCGAAACGCCAAGCTGCTTCATGCGGTTTACTACAACATCAGCTTCTGTAGCATGGCCGCATGCCGGACTTAGGATCTTTACGTTTTCTCTAAGAAAAACCTCATCAGGAATACCACTGATAATCTCCTCCCATAGTTCTACAGGATCTGGTTTTCCTAGAATACCTTTACTTAAATCTGTTACAAATCGCATCTCAGCCCTCTAATTCTTTCTTTAGTATAAGATCAATCAAAAGGACTGTCAATGGTATTTCGAGAGTTTTGCACAATCACGTCGAGGATTGCTTCGTTAAGGAGCTCTCTATCTAAGATAGTAGTTACAAGTTCCGGAGTTACTCCAAACAGATCTTCAAACTCTTCTGCATCTTCTTTGTCGTCTGCGATTATTTCAATACACTCACGATAGGTAGAGCCTTCGCCTGCTAGATTAAACACGCTAGTTGCACTCATATTCAGTGATCTAATTGCATCGTTAATAATTTTTTCTAGCTGTTTTTTCTCAGAGTCTGTTTGGTTTTTACTGCCTTTGCCTCCTTCGCGTATGGTATTCTTTGCTTTGTCGATTGCCTCTCGTGTTTTTTTGTCCTTTTTGCCCGACGCTGTGACATTTGCAAGATTGTCGATTATGTCTAACGCAGCATTAACATCTACAGTAACATCTGCAATTCTAAGAAGGCTTTCGTTGTCGCCTAGCAATTCGAACATAGACTGTTCGTCTACTTCTACCGCGGTGCCATACTTAACTCTAAAGCAATCAATAGTGGAAAGCACATAGGTAGTTGCGGCAGGAAAATCTTGGTCTTCGCTTTTTCCAACCTGCACGATTTCATCTACTAGAAGGCGTTCGATATTTTCCGATCTGTTAGGGTCAAAGCTTAAATCTAAAATATGACCGTATTCTTTCTGATCTCCTGCATAGGTCGTTCCTGGTGTAAGGCATCGGCTTACTTTCTGCATAGTAGCATCAACAGAACCACGATCATATGCAATCACAGTTGCCTGTATCTCAGGCACGCTGTAAGAACGCGACCCCATTTGGTTAGCAATGACAATTACACCGTCTTTGCCTGCAATTCTTGCTTCATTAATTTCTTTTTTGGTTTCAAATTCCGCCTGTTTGTTGTTGGTGTAATCACCGTTTAGAATTTTTATATGATAATTAGGAACAGCGCGGTCTGCGATATCTTTGATCTGCTTCATCTCACGCTTGTTTGCACTCACAAGCATCATAAAGCAGTCGATAGATTCGCCGGCGAGATTGGAAAGATTGATTTCCTGCCGTAAAGGTTCTTCGCCTACGAGAGACAGAAAAAGTTTGGAAATAAAACTCTTGTTAGCATTAGGCTTACCCCAAATCTTTGCCCAAGAAGGCTGAACAGTTTCGTCCAATTCTTCTACGTCTTTTTTGAGGCTGTCTACTTCTAGCATGTAGAAGCGACGCTTAACAATTTCGTCTTGAGAATTTTCTAGCTGACTGTATGCAGTGTAGATTACACCGTCTGCGCGACCTGATCCTTTTGCCAGCCGCTGAACATTTGTGCCTGATGCGAAAACCTTAACTAACATGCCTAATGACCTTGCCTAACTATTATAGTTTACTATCAACCAATGAGGTAGTCAAGTTTTCTTACTTGATTTTCTGCATGAGTGCCGAAGTCTCCTTCGTCAGCGAACATAAAGATATCGTCGTTATCGATTTGAGCAATCCACGCATTTTTTTCTTGCCACTCTTCTAAGTCACCGTGCAGAGAAACGGGGATAACAATTCTCTGACCGTTTGCAAGTGCGTTTGCTGCTTGCGTTTCTGCACTCTCTTTGTTAGGATCGGTCAAAGCAATGTCTAGGAAATCGTCAAATTTGTCAAGCTCGTCCAAGAAACTAGAATGCACACTGAGCCAGTATGCAGGCAACAGCATCACTCTGTTTCCATATTTTTCCGAAACTTCATTAAACAGCATTAGAGCCCAAATTGTTTTACCAAAGCGTGGACAGAGATTAGCAATTACAGTTGCAGACGCTTCTCCTGACTCTATAATGTCAAGAGCTTCTTCTAGTGCCTTTTTCTGTAAATCACGCAATACAACACGGTCGCGAATTCTTTTACCTTCAAACTTTTGAACAAGATCATCTAGATAATCATAGGCTTCTTGAATTGACCCGGCAGGGATTTTAAACCACTCGGTGCCCTTACCTTCTATGTGATGTAAACCTAGTTCTGTTAAAACTTTATGCACATCAAAATCACGTTTAATTACTTGAAGGTTGTTCCATGCTCCTACCGAAATCTTTTCTTCGTATTCTGCAGAGCCACCTTGTTCGTCGATTCGAACGTCTACATCGCGAGTAGAGTCTCCTAGCTTGACAAGAACAAAGTCGTCAAACTTTTTTACTGCGCTAGGATAGGTAAATGCATATAGGTTAATCATTTTTCAGCCCTCTGTTCTAACCAACGAATTACCAAACCTTCTTCTCGACCGTGCGCTTCGATCTCCCACGGCTTGTCAAAATAGTCTATGCCTTTGTGATAATACTCTTTGTGAAAACGGAAGTAGGGTGATCGGACAAGTTCTTTTAGTTCGTTTCTTGCAATCTGTTTTACATGCACCATTTCATGCGCAACAGTTTTTAACAAGTCAACTTCATCGATGCCTGCATCTAAGCGAATAACAAAGTCTCTCGGAACGTCGTCTCCTTCGTAATAACCGCAGTCTCCGAACACGCCTTCGCGCTTGAAAAGATTTGTAACAAAACAAAGTTCTATACTAAGTTTAGGTGACATGCGTGGCATAAGTTTGTTAGCAACAAACTGAGATAGTTCGCCGGCTATCTCACGCTTGTATCTACTGCCTCTATGATATGTAATAAACATAATAGCAGTATATACAAGGTTGCTGCAATAGTCAAACGGTTTTGGTTAAAGTCGGAAAGTTATTCTGCCACGTTCGAGGTCATATGGAGACATTTCTACCTTAACTCTGTCTCCTTGAACAAGACGTATTTTAAATTGGCGCATCTTGCCGCCGGTGTATGCTGTGATTGTTCTGTCAAACTCTTCAAGTTCAACTTTGAACATTTGGTTAGGAAGCACATCTACAATAGTGCCCTCCATTTCTAATAAATCTTTATCCTTCGCCATGTGAGTCTTCTTGGTCTCCCTGTTTTTCTATAATAATTGTACCTTGGTCTCCCCAGGATATTTTAATATTGTCTCCGGGCTGTAGACCTGCTTGCTCTGCGATTTCGTCAGGTATACACATATTTACATTTTTTGGATCGTCTGGTATTTCTGAAAATATCTCTTCTGCTTTATAGGTCCATTTAGTCATTCTAAAACTCCAAATCTGCTGCTATTATAAAACGATCTTCTTCACTTTGCAAGACGCCAGGTCGATGCCAAGAACTGCCTGGCCAGATTGCCCAACATCCCTGCTTTGCCTCTGCAAAAAATCTATCTTGCGTGTTTTCTGGACCTCTTGGTGAAAACTCTGTGCCGGCTGTGACTGTATCAACATCTTGAGGTACATGTAGGTAATATACGCCGCTTACTACTTTCGATCCTTGTCTTTCATGAGTATGCCATAGTGTATCACGATTTTCTGCTGTGTATTTAAGAGAAGTCATATAACTCCAACTTTTCACACTTTTTATAGGAACGTCTCTTTTGAGATATGCAAACACACTCCAAATAAAACTCATCTTTATGTTTGTCCAGTGCTCGCCTTCTAGTCCAAACACATTGTCCGTAGTCTGGTATCTTGGGCAGTTCGTCCAATACCTACCTTGTTCGATTAGAGATCTTATGTCTACGATCATTTGTTCTCGATCCCTGTCTGTAACAAGTCTGTTCCAGTCATACATCTCGTATTCAATCATTCTATCACCTCTGATAAATATGTATATGGAAGACGCATATCGCAGCGCCTTTTATGAGATTGTAGAAAGCACCGAGGCTAGGACCGGATATGAACTGCCTGATCATATTAAATCTTACCTTGTAATGCTTCTGTCTTATCAAACTGATCGACCAAACTTCCTACCAGAAACTTCATTTGCTGAAATGTTTTTAACTGCTTCGACGCCAAAGCAGAGAAAAGAGCTAGGCGATACCTGTCTTTTTGTGTCAGGCGTCTTTCCTTATATAGGCGAACGGCGTGGTATAAATCGCTCATATTATAGTGATATGGGAATAACTTCGTACGAGATTGTAAGCGATTTTTGGAATCCTGAATTATTCGGCAGTTTAGCACGACACTTCAACTTTTTAAGCGAGTTCATTGAGGTTGCGTTTGAAACTAACTATTAGGGATTACTTTATCTTAAAGGTAAAACCTTGTGGCGGTTTTTGAGCAAAGAAGTAACTTCCTGCTTCTAACTTAATACTTCCTTCAAAAACAGGCGGATAGATAACTTTAAAATCACTAAATTGACCTTGGTCGCCTTTTGATTTTAACGAAGTAAGAACCTGAATCATGTTTGAACTTTCTAATACGGTTGAAAAGAATCTTCTCACATTTTCTTGATCTTCGTTGAATTTGTTAGCAACTATTCGAGCAAGACTCGCGGCTGCGTGATAGTGTATTTTATACATAGGGTGGGATGTTTTAGGATCATAGCCTTCGAATCCTATAGTTAAATCATAAAATCTTCCGTTGTCTATCTCGCGCAGTTTCTCCGCGTCTCCAGGAGTTTCTTTCATTGCTTCAAAGGCTTCTCTAGCAGTGTCAGCCGATATTATGCCCATTTTCGCGGCTAAGCTGTAAGCAACGCTTTTTCCTGTTGATTTTTTTATAGTATCTAACCAATCAAGGTATTGTGAATAACGCGATTTAAAATCAGGAACACGTTCTTCTATGGTGTCTATTTTGTTTTCAATGGTTTCGATTATAGATGATATACTAGCTGCTGCACCACCTTTTTTGTCTTTTGAACTTACGCCTATTCTACTACCATTAGGTGTAATAAGATAGCTATCAACTAGTTTTTCTGCTATGTTATCAGGATATTCTACCTGTTGAATGCTGGTAAATTTAGTTCCGGGGTCTATAAGATCCAGTAGCTGATTTTCTGCTTCCTGTATTGATCCTGATACATTTATTCCCCTTGTAATCGCCAATGGTGCAGCAACTTCTCCTAATTGCACTTCATAATTGGCTCGGTATTCTGGATTGATTGTTACAGGATCTCCTCCAAGATTTTCAATCAATTCTGCTACCGCTACTTTTTCTTGTGGAGGTATCTTATCGTTGGCTTGTACACCTTTTCGAACTTCAGAAACTAAATTTGCAAGATTTATAACTCTATCTGTAACTCCGACTTCTTTTGGCCCTAAGTTGATTGCGCCGCTGGTGCCTTTACTAGTAGCAGCCTTTTTGCTTTGAAGTTTGATTCCTATAGTATTAAGATCTTTGATAAAGTGACTTACCTGCCAAAATATATGACCGTCGGATCTTTTTGCACGGAAATATTTCCCTACATATTCCTTGCCTTTGTCGCTTTGTAATTCGACTACAAGAGCAGCAAATCCAGTAGCAGGCTTTTGCCCTCCTGTCCAATTCACATTGTTTATGTCAAGACCAGTTGCATTTTTTAATTCTTCCGCAAATTGATCTTCTGCGGGTATTGGTTCTTCGTCTTCGCTATCAGGTTGTTTGTTTTCATAGCGAAGATCTGTTTCTTCTTGCGGGAATTTCCAGGCGTTTGTTGCTCTAACTTCGGTTCCGTCTTCTTTGGTAAAACTATCGCCTCTACCAGATTGAGTATCTATTACAGTGCCAAGAATACCTCTGTTAGATTCAAAAAGTTTGCTTTCTAATATCCTAAACTCGTGAAAACGCATGATTGTTCCTAATAGTAGTATTTATCCTATGCTAGGAAACAGCATATCTGTGCAGAAGCGTTCTACATCTTCTTCCGGAAGTCCTAGACTTTTCATGGTTCTTGGTGTGTGAGGATTTTGAGTTTGGTTATAACAATACCAGTTTTGAGCTTTTTTTGTTTTTTCAGGATCTGCAGTGTTTTGGAAATCTTTTATTTCGTCAAAGTATGCCCTAAGGTTATTGAGAGCTATTTCTACAATAGCCACTGCTTCTTCTTCTGTCTTTACATTACCCGCGGCAAGCATCGAATCTGTGAAAATATTCTGTGCCCACTCTGGCAGTTCTCTTTTTTTAGAAGGAACGAAGTCTTCTACAGATTCTCTGTAGGCTTCTATCATAGGGTGATCTGCTCCGCCGCTTGAAGCAGAGAAGTCATGGAAGGCACCGGTCATTTTGTTTTTACCTGCTATTACATCAAAGCCGTATATTGGACCGTTATTATCCAAAGTAGGAAAAACACACACATGCATCATCCAAAGGCCTTTAGTGTCCCTTGCATCCACTACGTCAATGTGAGCGCGACGTACATAATTGTTAGCCCAAACTCTGTTGATCCAACCATTTTCGGGCTGATTAAAGTAATCTAGGCCTTCTTCTTCGATTTCCTGGGCTTCGCTGTTAAAGATATCTATGATTTGGTTTTGGCAATCAATTAGCGTGTTCCAAATAACGCTCACAATTTAACTCCATTAGGTCTTGAAATAGTCTCGTAGCAAATGTAAAACAGGTTTGTGCTTCGTCTGCCATTGAATCGTCTGTTTTCGCCCTTATTGCTTCCTTCAGTTCTGTGTGGTCGGTGTCGAACTGATACATTGTGCCTGAACCTGGTATTCTTTTAACAATCATCTGCCCTCCTGATAGGTCTCCCATATGCATAACGTAGAGATGAGCAGTTAGTCTGTGCGGATCATCTATTAGTGATTTCATATGCGCTATGTAATCATTAACAGCAGGCACAACCGGAGGCGGAGAGTCATGCTTCCAAAGTTCTAAGTAGTCTTGTTCTATTTTGTTTTTTCGTCTTATGTCTGGCAAATCGTCCAATATACCGTGAGAGGCAGCAAGTGCTTCTAATAGGTCATATTTTTTGTGTTGATTCCAAAGATAGGTTGCGTAGAAGTCTGGGTGTATTTTGCCGCTTAGTATTACTTTTACAAACCCCTGCCTTTCTGCTTCTTTATGATGTTCCCATGTTAATTCTTTAAGTCGACTCATTCCTCTTCCAGTGTAAGTTGTAGGGGGAATCCTCTATCCCTACTGGCATTAACGGCTTCTACCATTTTCTGCTCAGCAATCTCATATGTATATATCCCTACAACTGCGGAGCCTTCGTTGTGAATCTTCATTGTCAGCTCTTTCGCAGTGGTTTCAGAATGCTTGAAAATAGTCTTGAGAAGATCAATAACCCAATCCATAGGTGTATGATCGTCATTTAGCATTACGACTTTGTATTTGGAAGGTTCTTTGGTTTTCTTTACGGTTTTAGTGTCAATTACAACATCAATATCAGTGCCCATTGTGTCCTCCTGGATAGAAAGGGGACCGAAGTCCCCTTTTGTGGTTTAGCTCTTGTCTTCGATTGAGCCTGTGTGTGTAGTGTTTATCTTGATGCGCTTGGGTTGAAGTTCTTCTGGAACTTCGCGCTTGAGGTGAATGTTGAGCATGCCCAATTCTAGGTGAGCATTCTCTACCTCAACGTGGTCAGCAAGAGTAAATTCTCTGCGGAAGTTGCGTTCTGCAATTCCCTTGTAGATATAATTTACATCTTCGCCGCCTTTTGGAGAAGTTCCTTCAACACGCAGCAGGTTGCCGTCCTTGGTAATTTCCAAATTATCCATTCCGAATCCTGCTACTGCAAGAGAAATCATCCATTCGTTTTCGTTAATCTCAGCGAGATTGTAAGGAGGATAACCGTTTGATTTAGAGTTAGCAAACTGTCGGTCTAATTCGTTAAACAAACGATCAAATCCTATAGTTGCGCTCTGCAGAGCGGGTAGTTCTAGTGTAGTCATATGTCTTGTCATTTTTTATCTCCTTTTCTAAGCAAGATATGATAGGGCAGACCCACCTGGCATCTGCCCATACAAGTTATTGATCGACTTCTTCGAAGTCTGCATCAACAACTGAGTCATCGGCTGATTGCTCTTCCGAAGAACCAGCATCTGCCGAATTCTGTTGCTGCTTGGCTTGATAAATCACAGATGCAGCCGTCATAAACGCAGTAGTTTTCTCCTGTATAGCGTCCTTGTCTTCGCCCTTACAGGCTTCTTCAAGTTCGCTCTTAGCAGTAGTATAGCTTTCCGTCTGCTCGTCTGTCAAGGAGTCTTTGGCTTCTTCAAACTCTCTGTCTGCGGAAGCAATCTGCGCTTCGGCAGAGTTGCGAGCATCAACAAGTTCACGCTTCTTCTTGTCTTCCTCTGCGTTTGTTTCAGCGTCTTGGACCATGCGCTCAATCTCTTCGTCACTCAAGCCGCCGCCTGCTTCGATTTTAATTGAGTGTTCCTTGCCAGTATTTTTGTCTTTTGCAGACACATTGAGAATACCGTTTGCGTCAATGTCAAAGGTGACTTCAATCTGCGGAACACCTCTAGGAGCAGGCTCAATGCCTTCGAGATTGAATGTGCCAAGCACCTTGTTGTCACGCACAAACTCTCTTTCGCCCTGTGCTACTTGAATTGTTACAGCACTTTGGTTGTCTTCTGCGGTTGAGAACACCTGCGATGCCTTGGTAGGAATAGTAGTGTTCTTTTCTACCAGTTTTGTCATTACACCGCCCATGGTTTCAATACCAAGCGAAAGAGGTGTAACATCAAGCAATAGGATGTCTGAGTTATCACCTGCGAGAACGGAACCCTGCAGCGCAGCACCTGCGGCAACTGCCTCGTCAGGATTCACATTCTTTCGAGGTGCTTTACCAAAGAATTTTTCTACTGCTTCCTGAACTTTAGGCATACGAGTCTGGCCACCTACGAGAATGACTTCATCAACTTCTGTGGGCTTGAGACCTGCGTCCTTGACTGCGATCTTGCAAGGTTCAATTGAACGTGTAATTAAGTCCTCTACAAGGCTTTCAAACTTCGCACGAGTCATCTTAAGATTAAGATGTTTAGGCCCTGTGGCGTCAGCAGTGATGTAAGGAAGATTGATATCTGTCTGAGAATTAGAACTCAATTCAATCTTGGCCTTCTCTGCCGCCTCCTTAAGACGCTGAAGTGCGAGTTTATCTCCTGACAGATCAACACCTTGCTCTTTCTTGAACTCTGAGATCATTTCAGAGATAAGAGCATTGTCAAAGTCTTCACCGCCGAGGAATGTATCACCGTTTGTGGAAAGCACTTCAATCTGCTTCTCTCCGTCTACATCCGCAATCTCAATGATTGAGATGTCAAAAGTGCCGCCGCCCAAATCATAAACAGCAACCTTCTTGTCTGCTTTGTCATCTTGATCAACACCGTAAGCAAGGGCAGCAGCAGTGGGTTCGTTTATGATGCGGAGGACCTCTAGGCCAGCAATTTTGCCGGCATCTTTGGTTGCCTGACGCTGTGAATCGTTGAAGTAAGCGGGCACGGTAATAACTGCCTGTGAGACTGACTCTCCCAAGAAGTCCTCCGCATACGACTTTATTTTGCGTAGTATTTCCGCAGATACCTGTTGAGGTGCTTTCTTCTCACCGTTAGCTTCTACCCAGGCATCTCCGTTGTCTGCTTCAACAATCTTATAGGGCATCTGTTCAATATCCTTCTGAACAGCATCTTCCTTGAACTTGCGTCCAATCAGTCGCTTGACTGCGAACACAGTGTTTTCTGGATTTGTCACACTCTGACGCTTTGCACTATTTCCTATAAGAATGTCGTCGTCTGTGTACGCAACAACGGATGGTGTGGTTCTACCACCTTCTGCGTTTTCAATTATGCGGGGATCTTTGTTCTCTACGATTGAGAGACAGGAATTTGTGGTACCTAAGTCAATACCGATTACTTTGCTCATTGTAAACCTCCTTAGTTATAAGCAAGATTTTTATTAAGTGAGCCCTTCCGGCGCTCCCTGATATTTATCATTGACAACATCATTTGCCAATAGTTTTCGACTCAAACACTCTTGTATGAGTATCTGAGCATCTTACGAATGTGGCACACTTTGGCAGATGTTTGAGTTTTTCTGCACCTGCATATGTACAAGCACTTCTTAATCCTCCTAGGATTTCCTGTGCTACAGGTCCTAGGTCTCCCTTGTAATCTACAAGAACTGTTCTACCTTCGGAAGAACGATAGTCTTTCAAACCACCAAAGTGCTTGTCGTTAGCAGTGCGTGAACTCATACCATAAAACTCTACCTGCTTTTTCGTTTCGAGGATGTCTGTGCCGTCTGCAGCAACTTCTCCTGTTTTGAAGTATCGAGTCGTGATTTCGCCTCCACCTTCTGTGGTGCCGGCAAGCATACCTCCTAGCATTACAAAGTCTGCACCTGCAGCAAATGCCTTTGCAACATCGCCAGGAGAAGTGCAACCACCGTCTGCCATAATATGACCACCAAGGCCGTGTGCTGCGTCTGCACATTCAATTACAGCACTTAATTGTGGATAGCCTACACCTGTTTGGATTCTTGTAGTGCATACAGATCCTGGACCAATTCCCACTTTTACAATGTCAGCACCGTTGAGAATAAGTTCTTCTGTCATCTCTCCGGTGACTACATTGCCTGCAATAATAACGACAGACGGATAGCGGATTCGGAATTCACCTACAAAATCTACAAAGCGTTCTGAATAACCATTTGCTACATCAATACATACATATTTGATATCAGTGTGAAGCCTGTCATACACACTATCAAAATGCGCAAGGTCACTATCAGAAATACCAATGGACACTGCGACATTGTCACTTAGATCAGGACGGCTGTCAAAAAACTCTACAAGAGCATCTTCTGAATAAGTTTTAACAAGACAGGTAAAAAGGCCTTGACTGGCAAGTTTGTCTGCAACTGCCATTGTGCCTACACCGTCCATATTGGATGCTACAATAGGAATCCCACGATAGTGATAGTTTTCCCAGTTTTTATGTTCAAACGCTGGTTCATAGTTATTAAATGAGAACTGTCTTTCTAGATCAACTTCTTTGCGTGACCCGAGAGTAGATCTCTTGGGACGGATAAGCACATTGGCATAATCTAACTTTGATTCCTGTTCGATTCTCATATTTTATTCCCCGTAATTAAAGGCAATCGAAATTCTATCTCTGTCTGATGCATTGCCTTGTACCGAATGTTTCAACCAGCCTGGGAATATGTATAATCCTCCGGTTTTAGCAGCATAAGTTGCTCTAGTTGATGTGTAATAAGTTTCTTTTTTTACTTCAGCGGGAATATGATAGTCACCGTTGTCGCTTCGTTCAAATTGCAAATTACCTTGTGAAGGATCTGCATCTACATAGTAAACTCCGCTGAGAACTGAATTAATATGGTTATGCAAATGATTATAGCTGTTTGGAGGATTTATATTAATCCACACGTTGTACAATTTGAGATTGCCTATTCCTACTTGATCCGCGCAAAATGCTACTTCATTAGAAATATTAGCTAATAACTCATCCAAGGCGTTACATTCTCCTGCCTTGAGATCTGAACTCTGCCATCCCCCGTAATTGCTGATAATTCTGCCTTTATCGTCGGCTTTTTTCTTATAAGAGAATTCTTTTATTTTAGAATTATCTCCATAGTGAGTCATTTTACTCCATATTACCGAAGGAAACCATAATTCGGCATGCATACTCATGTTAATTCCTCAATAGTTCTTGGCATCAAATGAATCTTTTGCTTGTTTTTTTAGCCACCGAGCTCTTGCTGCTGCTCTTGCTCTTGCACGTTTAACAGAAGGCTTTGTGTATTCTTGTCTTTCTTTTACGGTTTGGATTCTACCGTCTTCTTGAACTCGCTTTTTAAACTTACGCATTGCGTCATTAAATCTGCCATCACGCACTTCAACCTTACAGCCTGGAATTGTCACAGGCTGTTGATTCTTTTTGTTATTTCTCAAAATTGCCTCCTTTTAGTCGATTGAGAATTTCTAGGTCATAAATTCTATTCACGCTTAACTTATAGTAACAGGAATCTTCGCCAGAAGTCAACCAATATACCGTAGGTAGCGAAACAAGATATGCTGCTATTTTTCTTGTTTCACTGTCAGATTTATCAAGATCTATTACAGTCATTTCAGCGAAGCGTGCTACATCTAGCAGCCAATCTAAATTGTTTTCTGATTCGTCTTGAGGCTCATAGATATACACATTAAATCCTTCTTGAGATTCTGCTAAAAACTCCTGTGTAGAGTTCTTAACATAAGGGCTGGGGTGTATGAGTAGGATGTTTTTGTTTTGATTGTGTATTTTGTCGGGCGGGGTTATTAGTAGTATATTGTTATCCACGGTCGTATATTCTCTTCCATATTGAGTTGTCAGACTGCTCTCCGTTTTGTATGTAACCCTGTGGTTCGATTACTTCTGTAAAGTTTGGTTTTATTCTCGATCCCGACGAATCTGCTGATTGTCTTTCTTCATTATGTAGGATCTTTTTTTTTGGTCTGCTTCCGAATCTTCGGTGAGATAGTCTTCCCAGGGCAGACGATCAATTTCTCCTGCGAGATACCTTTGCTTTTGTTCTTTTAGTGTCTCGTCAGGATGGTCTTCTTTCCATAATTTCTTTGCTTCGTGCCAGTGTATGGATTGATCTTGTTCGTCTATTACAGCCTGTCTAGTCTTTTCGTTTGATTCTTCCAACGATTCGGTATCTTTTTTTTCGGCCGCGACAGGATTTTCTAGATCATAGGCAGTTGCCAGTCTGTCATCGTTATACACATCGTGTGGATCTGTTTCTGTGTAGGGTTCTGCGGCTTCTTCTACGGTTAAGCCAAATTCTTCGTTGGCAGCAGGAGCAGGTGAAATAGGTTTTGGCGGCGGTGTTGGTTCCGGCGGATTATCTCCGTCGCCGCCGAACAATTCTCTACCGTGCCAACGGAATGTGTATTGGCTTGCAATTAGCAGAAGAACCGCAAGTGGATCAAACACAAAGATGATAATTACGATCACCCAACGCACTGCTTCTTCAAGAAGATTTTTATCAGCGTCTTCGCCATAAACAAATTCCGCGATATACTTGATAGGACCAACTTCTGCTTCAAGTTGCCTTACCTTGGATTCTATTTCAAACTTTTCTTGGGTAAGGGTGTCTATTTCCTGTGACGCTTCTGTAATACGAGTGTTCTGTTCGTCTATAACAGCATCAATGTCTTCCCCTATAGAAGTGCCTAGTTGCGCTCTAAGCCTGTTGATGAGTTCATTTGACTGAGCAACTTCCTGTTCTACTCTGTTTCTTATTCTTTCAATTTCCTGCCTAGCCGCTTGCACCCTAGGATCATTGCCAACAGCAGCCAGTCTCTGTTCAAGAACTGCTTTTTCTTCTGCCTTCCTATCTCTGAAATCTTGGATAGCTTCGCGAGTATTAGGACCAAGAATTCCGTCTGATTCGACACCAATTATGCTCTGTGCCAGAGCAACTTCGCCTTGAGCAAGTGCTGTATCAAGTCTTTCTATGTCGGAGTCAACTGCTTCTATCTGATCTAGAATTCTACCTTCTTGTCGCTCTATGATGTCGCGCTGTGCTTGAATAGCAGGCTCTGCTCTTTCATAGGCTCTGTCAATTCTCGCCTGTTCTCTGTCGATTTGGCTTTGGATATTAGAATCTGCGCCAACACCTTCTGTAGTAGCGGTTTCTATCTTGTCTTCTGCTCTTGAAATGATTGCTTCTTGTCTCGCAATCTCTGATTCTATTCTTTCTAATTGAGCAACGGTGTTGTCGCCTAGCGCAGTCTGTTGAACGTGAGCATTGGACAAGAAGCCAAATATACCCATCGAAGTAATAAACATTAACACAACCACTGCTGTGGTAAGATAGGTCTTTAGCCACCAAGTCGCTTGATGCCAATAGCGATGTAGCCATACTGCTGTGACAAGTTTGGATACTTCCAGCACACCCCCCATTATAATAATAGGTATTACAGCAGCAGCAAATATCGCTGCGAGGCCTGCCACGGAGTAGTAGATAGCAACCGCGCTGATTGCCAACGCGGTTACAAGTGTTAAAATTCCAAAGAACATAGTTTAATTTATTTTAGATGATCAGGAATGGAGACAACTCCGGCTTCAACAAGAAGGCGTCTGTTTCGAAGATGCTCTGCTTGGATGTCATCTTTTGATTGTCCTTCATATCTCACCGCGTGATTTTCCTGTATCATTGTTTCAGTGAACGTTGTATTTCCTACAACAAAGTCGCCGAGGATTCTTCCGAACTTGCCTTTCATGTCCTCGCCTTCTTTGTTTAATTCTGTTATTAGAATTTGGGTAGAACCTTCTGGCAGTATTTCTTTTGTTCTTGCTTTAGCTGCTTCACCAAAAATGTCTTCTACTTCGTCTGATGTTCGAGATTCTGGTGTATCTATGCCTTTGATTCTTACCCTTTCGTCTTTCAATTCTAAACCAAATCCTAGGTCTATGTCTACATCTACGGTGTCGCCATCAACGACACTGCGTATTTTACATCTGTATTCCCACATGATGCCCTCCTAAAGCAGTATTTAGCTGCTAGGAGGGTCTTATCGTTCGACAAACCTCCATTGATCATTCACACCGTGCCTGCACGCTGTATCTTGCCAGGTTTTCCAATTTCCTTTGTGATACACGGCGTTGTATAAAGTAGAGCAAGAACCCGGCGACATATTTCGATGTGCTACAACTTTTACCTGACCGTGCGTAGAACCGTTTTCAGAATACCAATCACATTTTTCGCCAAGAAAAAGATTGTCGAGCGCAAAATATACACACTGCTCATGTTTGTCTCTGTCTTTGCGTGGCACTGAATATGCATTATAAATTAACAAGTTACCTAGAACTCCTACCATAGACGGAGAGTCGGTATAGTTGTTAGCCGTGCTTATCTTTCCATAATAGGAGTTGTTAGAAGCGCAACCACTAATAAGAATACACACCATTAACAGGCTCCCAAGTACCATCGGGGAACCTACAGAGAAATCCTTTAACATTTTTTGTAACACCATTTCTGCGAATTTTGTGAATATAAGACCTGCATTCACCTGCTACGCCAGCAGACCGTGTGATGTGATTCACATTGGGTTTGTCGGAGCAGGAAACTTTGGTTTGAGTGCTCGTGGTTTCGCCATTTTGAAGAACAATCTCTTCGTCGGTATAGCAGTATTGATCCTGACGAACAGGTTCGCTATTACTCGCGCACCCAGCAATTACCAAACTAGTCAGTAGTAGCAGTGTTAGTCGCATTGCCTGCCTCGTTCATCAAACGGTCAAAAGTTTCTTTTTCCATCTTGAGGCGCACAAACACGTAGTGCTGGCCCTGATAACGATATACATCGCGCTTAACTTCAAGATGCTCGCGAATTTCCGTGTCTGACACAGAATGATTGACTTCGACTTTGGAAGTTTTTGAGTTGTCTTCGATCGAAACTCTAGTAGAGCTATCAAGAGTTCCGTTAATACGCTCTGCAAAACTCTTTACAGCAAAGGCATATGCTTCCGATTCTGCTGCTTGTTCAAACCGACTAACACCTGCACCACAAGCATAGGCGTAATCATTAGCCCACCAAAACATGCCTTCGGTGCCTGATTGCTTGCAGTCGTTATACCATTTAGGCTGTGCATACACATCAGCTTCGGGAATCTCAACCATAGATGAACAGCCTGCTAGAATAGCCGCAGCAGATGTTGCTAAAATTGCCTTTGAAATGCCTTTCATGTCATGCCTCCATTATTGAATGACAAGTTAATTATACTTTAGAGGACAAATTTGTCAAGTGTTTTTGGTTAATTCCAACGATAGAAGATATGATCGCCTATTTGGCCAATGTATTGAAAACTGTCAGCCCAATAAGGATCAACTTTTGTGGAATGATAATGAGTTGCGCCTTCTGTGATGCCTTTAAAACGACCGTTGTAAAGCATTTGATATGCAATTACCTGTGCTTCATACCAAGCATCTACTTCACGAGGAGTGTCACTCTTGCCATCACAGAACCAGGAGAACTGACACTGATTACGCAGAGGAAAACCGGTAGAATCTGTCTTTGCTTCATATACCACTGAACAGATATCATCGGGATAGCGACTATCTTTGGTCCTGTTTAAAACTACATCTGTTACAGCAACCTTGTCTGCGAAACTGGATCCTCTTGCTTCAAAGTAAATATTTAGAGCAAGGCAATGTGCTTCAGGATAATCTTCCTTGGTATAAGGAGTGGGCTGTGAAGTAGCCCATACAGCAACAGCATAGAATATGCTGACTACAACCATTAAAGTTCGCATTTTTTACCCTCTACGCATACGGGCGATGTCTTTTGCGTGATCGCCGTTAGTGACAGGAACAGCATTGCTCTTGTGTGTCTGAGCGATGCCTATAACATAGTCGCCTGTGTATTTAACCGATTCTTTCTTGCTGCCTGTGCCTACACCTAGGCCGTGACTTTTTACAGACGCAGTTGTTCTCGCACCTTCTCTCACGGTATTCTGCGGTGGCACATAATCTTTCTTCTTGGAAGTGGCTACTGCCCGGGCAGTAGTCTTTGGCTTGCAGAAGTCAAGATACTCGTCAAATGACATCATAAGATGTCTATTGTTGCTCTGTTTCATTCGCTTATTATACAAACGATGTTCTTCGACTTTGGCATTGTATTCGCGCACAGTCATCTTACGTGTTCTCGGGTTAGAAGTGCGGATAGAAGACAGTGTCTTGTCAAGATGCATTGTCATAATAGAGCCTTTTGCTACAAATTAACGTATAGTATAATTATGAGTGACAGGCGTGTCAATCTTTTTTGGAAGGTGCCAGTCCTTTGGGTAATAAGGAAGGACTAGCAAAACCCCATCTAGCCTCAAGCGGCTAGAGCAAATGCTTCTTCTGTTGCATTTATTTTAGTTTGCTTCTTAGATCGGGAACTCCCAATCCTAACGGCTTCCACATTGCCGATTCTCCACGATAACTCGTCTGCCCCGTCGAAACCATGACGCCCACATAGAAATAAGTGGTGTAGGCGGCGGGAGTCGAACCCGCGTCCGAAACATCTTACCATCGCTTCATTGAATTCTTTCTATTTATTTCTCTACTTTATTCTTGTAAAATTCTAACCGATCAGTTTCTACCCATTCTTCAAGCGTGTTGTTACCTGTTTCATAGTAACGAAAAAAACTATAACCAGTTAAATCAAATGACTCCTTTTTGACAATTTCTACTTTGTCGTCGGAATCGCGTCTTACTAAAACAAACTCTACATTCTCACTCATTTATTTCTCCTTCTACGTCACCATGGTAGAAAATTCGAGGGATTCTTGATCAGGAACCAATAACCAAAAAACACCGAAGCGACTATACCAATTACCATACCTAATAAAATCCAAACAAACCAAGTCATTCCATTTCTCCTTGGCAATCTTCTACTTGCCAAGCCCAGTGTATAGCACACCAATCTTTTAAACAACTTTCTTTGCTATACTCTGCCTTGCCAAACTTTTCACACATGTTAGTATACCAGTAATCCCAATATGAGTCAAGTATTTCCTGCTCAGACAGAGTGATTATTTCTGGCGAGAAATCATCGTTAGTAGGATCGCGTGGTTCTATATATCTATAGTATTTCATTGTGTTTGCTCTATGATATCTGCTATTTGAACAGCAGTGGCAGCACTTAAGGTCCAGCCAAGGTGGCCGTGACCCGTATTATAATACACTCGACTGTTCTTGTTGCTCTGTTTGACAATAGGCATCATAGAAGGTGTCATAGGACGCAGACCTGCCCACGGTGTAACGTATTCGGTATTCATTTCGGGGAATAAACTTCTGATCCAGTCTGTTAGAGGTTGGATCCGAGCCTGTTTGATGTCATAGTTTTTGCCGGCAAACTCTGCTGTGCCTGCGGCTCTAAAACGCTGTTCGCCGAGTCTGGCCGAAACTATCTTTGTCTCATCGTCTAACAGAGAAACCCAAGGTGCTTTGACAGGATCGTTAATTGTAATAGAATACCCTTTAACAGGATAGATAGGCAGTTTATCTCCAACTGCTTTTGCTAACACAGGAGAATCAACTCCCGCGCATATCACTACAATGCCTTGGTCGCACCATAGGTCTATGTCATATATAGTAGCAGGAAGTTTTAAAAATTTTACGTTATATTTGTGTTTTAATGCACGAGACAGATTTCTGCAGAAGAGATGTATGTCACCTGTAAAATCTTGCTCATTATAAAACCCACCTACAAAAGCAGTTTCACTCTGTTGTAGAGCAGGCTCTATTGATAGCAATTCTTGTGCTGTGACTTCTCTTCGATCGAGACCTGCTTTTTTATACAGTTCGTTTACCCGGCGAGCGTGCTGTAGATCTCGTTCATTGCGATAGATGTGTAATATACCTTTTTCCACTCTATCAAACTCAATGCCTTCTTCGTCTGCTATAGCACGATAACAATCATGTGCTTGTAGAGCTAGACGGCAGGTTTCTAGAGTATTCTTGTCTCGGTTAGGAATGTTTGCAAGGAAACGAGCCATCCAGCCTATTTTAGCAGCTTCTGGCTTTAGATTGATTTTAAAGGGTGCATCTTCTTGAAACATCCACTTGAGGCCTTTTTTAACATTAGACCAACTGTTCCAAGTTTCTGCGTTAGAAGCAGAAAGCTGAGAGCCATTAGCGTATGATGTCATCATACCGGTATATCTTTCACGTTCTACCACGGTGACATCGTAGCCCTTGCGGGCAAGGTAGTAGGCAGTTGTTACGCCTGATATTCCTCCGCCAATGACTCTTGCTTTCATATTACATCTCGTTCTTTTTGTCTTGGATTTCCTTGCGGCGTTCCTTTGTAAGCTTGCCGAGATCGCCGAGTGCCTTTCTAGCACGGGCAGCAGCAGCCTTAACACCCTTATCGTCAAAGGTTTCTGCTTCTGCTAGATAGTTATTAAATGCCTGAACAATCTGTTCGTGTAATTCACTACTCATTGTTTTCTCCTTGTATTAATTCGTAGATTTCGCGCCAACTAGTGACTTTAGTTACTCCTTGCGGAATGTCTTCTCTCATATTAAATCCGTGTTCCATTAACACGGGTTTTAATCCAAATTCTAATCCAGCAACACAATTTTTATAGTTGTCTTCAATCCAATATAATCCTGTATCTTTGTATTGCTTTAATACATCGTATTTAGGTGCTTGCGTGTCTAAAGAGATGATTTTTGAAAATGCTGTATCGCCAAAAAGTTTGCGAATGTTCATTTCTCGCAGTTTAACAGCATTGGGATCTTTGCTCATAGATGTGATACAATGAAAATCGTAGCCGTGTTCTTCGTGAAGTCGTTTTACATAATACACAGCATCTCTTAGAGCAGGAAGAAATCCCATTGCAGCACTTTCGTTAAACTGCTTTACAAGTGGGGGTATCTGTTTAGGATCTAGTGCATATCTATCTGCTAGAGAATAATATCTGTTTCCCTTCTCTACCGGAGTATGACCATGCTGCTCCATCCATACGCCGAAAGCATAGTCCCAGTTGAATAACACACCATCCGCGTCCGTTAGTATAGTCCGTTCCATTGTTTAATTTTATTATCAAAGAGAAAGGTTGTCAATCAGGATTAGGAAATGTGTCATTAGAAGCAGTGATAATTTTTGCTTCATAAGGAGAATTACCTACCTTGTCGTTTAATCTAGCAGTGCCACTTTTATTGTTAGGATCTTCGGTAGACGATGCTGTGATTATTTCTGCTTCGTGTCCGCAATCTGCTAAAACTTTATCGCCTAGTCTTGCAAGTCCTCTTCCATTTACTTCGATGTTAGGAGAAGCAGAGATAATCTTGCCTTTTATATTGCTGCCGTGGACAGAACAATTGCCAAGAGTTTGATCATTTAGCCTTGCTGATCCTCTATTCAAACTCCAAATCCTCCTAAACTACCACTTATATTAGACATAAGAGCATTGGTATTTGCTAGAGATTGTTCTGCTAGAGATTTCATGTTATTGGCAGCGGCTGCGGCGGTGGCATTCGCAGATTCGCCTAGGCCTCCGCCTGCTGCTGCGCCAGTAATGCTATCTATACTAGGCGATATACCTGCAGGCAGGCCTTCTAAAACACCGTTTAATGCAGGACAGGTTGCTCCTCCTTGAACGTCTAGTGAAAAACTAATAGACTCTCTCACTTCTGCTAGAGCACCTTCGAGTGACCCTAGTGATCCTGATACAGAAGACGCGATCGATCCGCTTATTTCTCCAAACGAAGAAGTTAATCCTGCTATTTTTCCTTGAAGATCACCTCCAAGCGAACTTAAATCGTCTATAGGTAAACTATCTAACGGCAATGAAGGATCTATATTAGGAATAGCAGCGGCAATTTCTGATTTCAGATTGTCAACTGCTCCTGTGAGCATTTGTGATACTCCAGCGAGAGGCTCTACCATTTTAGATATAGATTCCTGAGCGGAAGAAGCAACGTCACCTATTTCTGGAGATAGGCTTCCTAGTGTTCCCATTACATCGCAAGAGCCGCCGGCAAAGGTGCAAGTGTCAGCAATAGCTGTTTCGGCGGCTGCGCTAGCAGAATCTGCTGCTGCCTGTAAAGCAGCTAAACTCATACGCTAAGTCCTGTCGTATTTTGAATGTATTGTGTTGCCATCTGTTCTTCTGTCTTAGCTACACAAACAATCGCAGAGTTGTTAATTACAAAAGGTGTTTCAGGGTCAATAGTAAAAACAAACGGTGCAAGTCCTATACCTTCCTGCGTTGCTGTCAAACTCATCGGCTTGGACACTTTGATACCTTCTGGCTTGTCTTCTTCGAAACGAGTCACAAGTTCTTCTCCAGAAGTCAGTTTTACCGTAATAGCATCTCCCTGCTTGTATGGGGTTTCAATAATCATTCAGCCTCCTGCTTTTTCATGTGTGCTTTAAGTTCTGTAAAGCCTCCAATATACTTACCGTCTATAAATATCTGTGGTACGGTCTTGGTTCCTGGTGCTGCTTCCTGTAACTGCTCTCGTGTCCAATTGCCTCGAGAGATATTTCTTTCTTCATACGAAATGTTATAGTCTGCGAGCAGCTCTTTGGCCCACTCGCAGAACATACAACCATTCTTACTCCATACTATAGCACTCATGCTTCACAAGCCTCACAACTCATAATATCTCTCACAAGTTCCTGAGCAGGATTGGAAGAACGTTGATAATAGAATGTTTTTATTCCCAGTCTCCATCCCTCAATAATAAGAGCATTCACATCCTTAACAGGAGCGTCAGGCGGAATCATAAGATTAAGACTTTGACTTTGATCTATGTGACGCTGCCTTGCCGCTGCCTGCTGAACAATTGTGATAGGTGTAATCTCGTCAAAAGTAGCGAACACTGCTTTCTCTGTCTCACCTAAGAAATCTAAATGCTGAACAGAACCATTATTAGTAAGGATGCTCATCCAGGTTTCTTCATCGTTCTTGCCATAGGATTCTAATACCTTTTCGAGGTAAGGATTCTTATAGGTAAAAGAACCCTTTGCTAGATCCTTTGTGAAGTAGTTAGAACGCAGAGGTTCAATGGAAGGTGATACCTGTCCAAGAATGAAAGAACTTGAAGTTGTTGGTGCGATAGCAAGACGAGTAAGGTTTCTCTCACCATAACCAATCATTCCGTCTGGCTCTCCATAGCGAGCTGCCATATCTACACTTGCCTTGTGAGAACGTTCGTCCATAAACTTGGAAATCTCTGCTGCGAGACTTGCTGCTTGGAATGATTCAAAAGGAATCATTTTGGATTGCAGATAGGAATGCCAGCCTAACTGTCCGATTCCAAGAGCTCTCCAACGCTTGGCAAAGTTGTATGAACTTTCCATGAAAGGAATCTCTGCTGTCTTGTTGATATAATCTGTCATAACAGCATCGAGAAAGTATGTCAGTGTTTCAACTGCGTCTGTGTTCTTCCACTCGTCGTAGGTAAGAACATTCATTGATGCCAAATTACAAACAAAACTTTCGTCGTCTGCGGATGGCAAGCAAATCTCAGAGCAGAGGTTTGATGCATAAACTTTTCTGTTCTTGTCTTTTAAGACTCTGGGCTTCCCGTTATTGACATTGTCAGTAAAGAATAGATAGGGATAACCGCTTTCCTTGCGTTTGCGCATTACTCTGGCCCAAAGCTGGAGTTTTTTAGCATCAGTAGAAGCCAGCTCGCCTGCCTTGACACGCTCACCTTCTTCAATCATTGCCTCCATCCAGGCGTCAGAGATGCAAAGACCAAGGCTCATATTTTGAATAGAATGACCAACTTCTCTAATCTCAAGGAATTCTTCTACATCAGGATGTTCAATGTCTGTGTATGCAGCAAAAGAGCCGCGGCGAACAGAGCCCTGTGAAATTACATCTGTGACACTTTCAAAGATGTTCATAAAATGCACAGGACCGTCTGCTACACCACCTGTTTTGATTTCAGAACCACGAGGACGAATGTTACCAAAGTAACCAGAAGTGCCAGCACCGTGCTTGGTCTGCATTGCAACTTCAGATGCCTTGCCCATGATCTTGGAAATCTCATCTCCTACATAAACACCGTTACAGGAGATTGGCAGGCCTTTGTTGTTGCCAAAGTTTGACCATACAGGAGAAGAAAGCGAATAGAATCCTCTCCCCATATAATCATAGAACTTGTCTGCAAATCCTTCTACATCTAAAAATCGTTCAGCAGTGTCTGCGATTTCTCTAATTCTGTCTTCTGCACTCTGACCTTCATCTAGGTAGCCTCTCGACAAAAAAGTACGAGAGTCTTGGTTCAACCAATCAAAACTCATTCTTATCCCCTTTGTTTCTGTTTTAAAATAGTTCGTCTGCTGCAATTCCTTGTCCCTTGGAGTATTCTACCGGACGCTTCTGGAAGAAATCAGTCATAGTAGCACCAAGAAGAGCTTCGTCGAACCAAAAAGTCTCATCAGCAAGTTCTTTGTTGATTTCGATCATGGAATGATCAAAGCCGATCTGTTCCATTGATTCTTTCATTCTCTTTGCAACAAATGCTTTTAGAATTTCTGCATTAAGACCTTCTACAGCGTAATCGCCTACCATCCAGTCAATGACACGACTTTCAGCTGCGAGGCTGTCTTGGATTTCTTCTTGGATACGGCTTTCGAGCTCCGCATCAAACATCTCTGGATACTCTTCTCTCAAAGTGTTAATTAACTGTATTCCTACCTGAGCGTGTAACATTTCTTCGTTTCTTGTGTATTGTACCTGTTGGGCACAATCTTTTAGCACAGCTTTGTTTCTGTTGAAGTGCAGAATTATGTAAAACTGTGAAAATAGACTAACATTTTCTACGAACAATGTAAAGAGAATAATTGAATAAATGAACTGCTTTTTATCATCTTCATAAACTTTTTCGTTGTATTTGCGTAGGTAATTTACTCTGCCGCGAATAACCTCTTCATTTAGGTTTTCTTCGAACACGTGAGTAAGATGCAGAACATCAAGCAACTTCTCATAGGCCATATTGTGAATGACTTCAGAGTTGGCCATTGCGTATCCAAGATCATTTATAGAAGGATGCGGTAGATGCGTGCCTACATTTGCCCAGAAACTTTTAACAGCAACTTCTATTTGCCCAATTGCTGATAGAGCTCTTACAATAACTTCCTGCTCTTCCTGTGTAAGTTCCTGTTTAAACTGCGAATAGTCTGAACGAAAGTTAAACTCGTCTGGGGTCCAAAAGCCTGCCCATATAGCATCAATGAACTTTTTGGTCCAAGGATACAAATCTGGCTTTCTTGATATCTGTGGTTCGAATAGCATTTCTTTTTCTCCTTATTTTTTAGATGGTGATGACTTCGTCGTCCTTCAGACGAGGCACCTGTGTTCTTATCTACTTCGTGTGTTAGAGAGACACTGTATATCGGTGTTGCAGTTTAAGATCAGAAGGGAGTTCAGAATTTGCAACATGTGTCTCTCCATTATAGCCAACGACTCTTTCACCTACAAAGAGCAAGTAATAAAGCTCTCCTGTTCCGTCGCTGCGTCGTATATGTATCTCGAACTCCTCCTCCGAAAAGCAGTCAGTTAATTGTAAAGTATAACATATTCCTAGCAGTTTACAAAACTCACAGTACTGATTTTCTTTGATCAATTCCCAGGGGTTTGGCCAAGTAGAACGATCATATGGATCTGTGTGAATACTTACCCAAGGTGCTTGCTCATACAAGTCGATCGTGGCTTGGATTGGATCTGCTTGTTCAGGTATCTCTTCTCTGTATTTTGCCCAGGAGGCAAGACGTTGTTCGAATGATTGAATGTTTGAAAACATCAAATAATATCTGATCGATGTGCTTTTATCATAAATGTCATGTAAGTTCTATCATTAACTTGTAGGTCGGACGTAGCCTTGACATCAATAGTATCGAAACCGCCGCTCGAACTATGATCTCTTAGCTGCGCTTCAAATTCTACTGCTTCAAGATTGTTGTTATCTTCTTCACCTACATAAAAATATTCATCGTATATTTGCACAGAATTATCAGGCTCGTAGGTTACAAGAGAAAGTGTTCCTTTTCGAGTAAACTTACTGTCTGTTACCATCATATAGTCAATTTCATAGGATTGGTTTATGATACCCGGCAGCCTAAATATTCTCTGTGCAACAGTTTGCCTACCAAAATCTACTTCGTTTTCAAAGTGTAATTCGTAATCCGCTGCGCCTCCGATTTCCGAAATATAAGGAACAGTAGAGGATGCTGCACCAGAAATTAAAACTGCCGTGCGTGAAAAATAATCGCCTATGCTCTTGTTCGTTTTTGTATCAAATTGAACAATGTGAGTAGAAGGCGTTAAATCACTACCTGCCATATTGCCTACAAGTTCAAAAACATTGTTCTCACTGACGTTATATTTGCCTTGTATAACCCAAATAGCCTGTTGATTAATGTCTCTAAAAGTCGTATTTTTAATGGTGTTATTGACAGGTCCTGTCGCCTGTCCCGGATTTCCAATGATCGTGCCCTGCCCAAACACTATTCCAAAACCACAAAGATTAAACAGGCAATTATCAAAAACATGATTGTCTATATCATAATCTGATTTCACAGCATATGAAAATCCAGTGAAAGCACAATCTTCAAAGGCGTTGTTTTTTGACTCTACTACAGAACTAAGAGAAGTAATTTCTAAACCAATGTTATCGTTTACAACAGAATCTGAAACTTCCCATGTTCCTTTTACTGCAATGTCTCGAAAGACACTATGAACACAATTTTCTAAAACCATGGCTTTTGAATTATCAAACAGTTCTATTGTTAAGCCTTCGAACAAAATATTTTGTGTTTGATTCTGTAGAGAAGTGTTGTCGCCGTATGCATCATCGTCGGCAAAATTAAAGTAGTTTCCAGGTGTGCTGAAAGCATTTACGGTTTGGATAGCAACAGGAACAGAAGAAACCTGTTTGAACACAGTTTTGCCAGAGCCGGCGCCTTTTATAGTTGCATAAGGCGGAATATATAGTGTGTCTGATAGATTGTAAGTGCCCGCTTCGACGTGCAATACAACTCTACTTTTAGGTGTCGCTTTGTCAGTGTTGAGGTAGAGTTGGTCAATTGCTCTCTGAAGTGCTGCTGTGTCATCTCCGGAACCGTCGCCTCTTGCTCCGAATGCTCTTACAGAAACTCTGTCGTCTAATCGTTGTTGAAGATTTCTTTCTACAGGAGAAGAAGAGTTTGGTCCGGTAAGTAGAGATCCGTCATCTTGTCTATAGGTATAGGTGCTGGCGACTGCAAAGATATTGTCAAATTCCGTAAGTATCTTTGTGTTACCTACGGCAGGAGCTCCTTCGGAAACAGAGCCGTTTCCTATGTAAAGTTCTCTTGTGTCTATTGCCCAGCCTAGTTCGCCTGATGCAAGTTGTGGCAATCCAGAACCTGTGTTTTTTTGACCTCTTCTATGCTGTATCCTCGAGATTTGTACAACCGCCACTCTATTCTCCTGTTTAAAGTATTTATCGCTCAAACAGATTGTTCATAGTAGGCATATACCCGGTTATACCATTCGTGACGCCATTCTGCATAGTCTGCAGGCCATATATCAAACTGCTGGTATTCTTCTCCGCCCAGTTCTAGGTTGTTTGTGCCGCGAGTACACATAAAGATATGTCCTTCCTGTATATTTGTGCCGTAGAGTTCATTATGGCACTCTGCATAGGCCACTAGCTGTAAGAAATAGTTTTCGATCCATTCTATTTTTTTCTTTTTATTCGCCTGCTTGAAGTCCATAATTGCAGGTTTGCCGTTGTATGTTCCTACCAAGTCGGTGGTTCCCGCATACATATTTGGCATATAGAGATTAACTTCAGAACCCCATACTTCTGTTATTTTAGGAAAGGCTTCCTGTTTGATTTTAGATGCCATGCAGTGTGCTTTTTTAGAATAAGGATTGGAACCGGGTTCTGGCCACTCCCCTTTTTCAACATAGTCTTCTAGATACTTGTGCAAACGTGTACCAATAGCAGCAGCTTCTTTGGTAATTTCGTTTGCTTTGTGTTCGCCTACTCTCTTGCGCCATTCTAGCAGGCCGGTTTTATCTGCCGTGGCATCTAGTATAGTAGTTACACTAGCAACTGCGTTGCCGTCGGGGGTTAGATATTTTCTTTTGCCGTCTACATTCTTGCGTTTTATTTCGGGATAGTTAAATTTTTCAACAATTAAAGTCACAGAAAATCCTTTTTGTAATCATACAATTATACGAGATTAAGAATTTGTGTCAACCTATATTGTCGGAAAGATCAGTAGCTGCCTTGGCCATCTTGCTAACAGCGTTACTGTCTGTGTCTTTATCTACAACACCGTCATCCTTTTCTTCAGCATTTATTTCAATGCCTTCAGAACTAAAGTTATCTACAATTTCTTGTATTTGTGGATCAGCATCGTAGGCTGCTTTGAATGAATCGTAGGTAAATTGAGGAAGACCCATCTTTTCCATAATGTCGTTAATATTGACATTGATAGAATCGGGCTTTTTGGTTTCTGGGGTAGGTTTATCGAAATGTGCAAAAACAGGCTGTTTTTTAGACTCTGCAGAACCTTTAATGGTTCTTAAAGCCATAACTATTTTCTGTGTTTGCGGATCGCTTTCATTTACTTTTTTTTTGAAGTTAGCAGCGATGCAAGGCGTCTTGAACGCTCTACAGATTCACGTTTTTCACGTCCTGCTTCTTCCTCGCCGCCTGCAGCTGGTTCTGCAGCAGCGAATTCATCTTCCTCTTCACCGCCTTCAGTGTCTAGGTCAAGGTCAAGATCTCCTTCTTCTTGATCAACGGTTGGTTCCATTTCTGTGTCAAGGTCGTCACCAGGCATGTCTTGAACTTCTTCGCCTGCGACAAGTCTTACACCTGATACAAGAGTCTCACGTGTCTGTTCTAGTGATTGATAAAGGCTTTCGAGCGCAGGCTTCACGGTAGAAGTAAATTGTTCTGACTCGTTTTCACCAAGTTCGTCGCGAATCGAATCACCCAGCTCAAGCATGGATTCTGTCTGCATTTCTGCTGTGTCTTCCATCCAGCCTGTGATTTTATCTACCATGTTCTTGGCAGCCATAACAAGTTCTGCTTGTTCTTCTGCGCCTTCTCTCAGAGCAGACTCCATTGGCATTCCTCTTTCTTGATCTACTTCGTTTGCAGATTTCATATAATCTCTTGCTGTGTCGATATAGCTCATTGCAAGAACAATTTTCTTTTGAACCCACTCTGGTAGATTTTCGTCTGTTTGAATAATTTCACCGAGTTCGTCGGCAGCATCTTCGATTGTAGAAAGTTGTTTGTGTGCCATGCCACCCTCATAGTCTAGGTCGTTGTGATCTTCTGGCGGAACATCGTCGTCAAATGCTCCTTCAAAAGGCAGTCTCTGTTGTCCCGGAATGTAGTTGTCGTCTCTTGGACGGTCAATCTTGTCTTTTATTTCATGCTTGGCATCTGAAATAGCAGTTTCCATATTGTCGTAGTATTCATGATGAAGCATTTCGCTCGAATCGTCGCTCTTGATATACAAAGCAAAGGGATAATCTGTTTCTTCATCGACCTTTGGATCTTTTGTGATGACGACTGGAATCGATTCGAACTCTTTGCCAGGCTTGTAACTGAATGCTTTGACGACTTTTTCTGACTTTGATATAGGCTTAAAGCCAGATAGAATTTGCTTCATTTTGGCCTTTGTATCAGTAGCGCCTTCTTCGACAGATTCTCCTTTCTTGGCAGGAATGCCTTTGTGTTTTGTGCCCGCGAAGTCTTCTAGGTCCTTTTCGCTCATGCTGTCATACATTTCTTTCGAAGCACCTACCAGCTCAGATACAGGAATCTCACCGCGCTTCGCTGCTAATGCTGCGCCTGCTGCTTTCTGCTGTGCTTCTGATTCTGCTTTCTCTGTGACTTGAACTGCTTCACGTTCATTGATTTCAGCATTTAAAACATCTAGGAAGAGTCTGTTTTTCTGATAGCTGTCTGAATGATGAACAGCGCCGAATGATTCATTTGTTTCAATTTGACTAAGGGTTGTTCTTAGTTTATTACGAGCATTGTAAAGTTGGTCAAGAGAAAAATCTTCTAGTCTAATTCTCTTACCAAAACGTTTTTCTAAACTTTCATTAAGTGCTTTTGCTGTCACAGGTTTTGAAATGTCACTGATGTTCATTATACTCTTCCTAGTATTTGTTAAGTGTATTTAGCTTTGAGGGAATATAAATGACCGCAACTTGTCACGTATATCCTTGATATGAGCGCGGGAGTCTTCGAATCTAATTTTCGTACATTGACGTGTTTCTTCTTTTTCTGTGTTTTCTATTTGATTTCTATAAAAAACACAATCTATGAGATTCTTCTCCAGCAAGCGGTCTAGTCTTTGAATTTCTAAATCGTTAGTATTTTTTCGATGGCTGTTTTTAGCGTAGGCAACAGCAGCAATTTTAGTGTAGAACTGTTTTTGAAGTGTTTTGTTTTTAAAGACTTGATATACGCCGTTTTGTTTTTTTATCACGCAGTCTAGTAAGAAAATTCTATTTCCTTTCTTGACAGGAAACAGAGAAGGATCAACAGGTGAGTCAATTAGATTTTCAATTTCTTTAATTAAATTCATTTTTTACCACAAGATAAGAATTTTGATAGGGTATTTTAATTACCAAACTCTTGCGTATGAGGTTTTCAATTACGAAACGATCTCGTGCGTTAAAAGTTTCAATAGAATGCGCTTGGTCTATTTTTTCTAAAACACGATCTTCTTCGTTTGAAGTATAGATTTTGAGTTCGTCTAACAGCATTACACTGTTCCTTGAGTGCCTACTGTTCCTTGAGCAGATTCTGGTTCGACATCAATTTCTTCACCTGGTTCTATGTCGTCGGCGACTCCGCCTGGCGTTTCAGGATCAAGCACTAACTTTCCGTCCTTGTCTCTCGTCACAGTTCCTGGTTCATTGACTTTCTTGGGGATTTTTGTTTCTATACCGCTTTCTGGATCTCTCACTACTATCTCATTAGGTCTAACTCTTGTGACCTTTCCTGACACCTGTTCATTTAAAATTTCTGATATTTTCATCTGTGTTACCTATTGAGATTCTTTAATCTTCTTGAATATGGATTGCGGCGGCGAGTAAGATTGCTTTTATAAGCTCGCTGTCCTGCCATTCTGGATTTTGTTCTTTTCAGTCTAGCACTGCTTTTGGTTTTGAGAGGAGCATGGCAGGAAGCAGGTGAAGCCATAACTCTGCCTTTTCTTGGCCCGCTTTTACAGCGAAATTTGCGAACGGTTTTATTACCCGTTCTTTTCCAAGCGTTCGTTGCAACTTCTAGAATTTCTTCTACTTTCATCGTCTTCTAGTTGCCTTGTTTAGGGCTTGCACTCTGCGTGATGCTGGATTTACTCTTTTTGTTCTGCGAGCTTTCCTGGACATTTTTTTGCCCAGTCTTGCTTTTGTTCTTTTTAGTTGAGCTCGTGCTTTAGTATCTGGTGCTCCGTAACACTTGCTCATAGAAGGAACAATTCTTCCTTTTCTAGGGCCGGAGGTGCATCTAAACTTTCGCACGACTTTGTGACCAGAACGTGCCCAGATCTGTTTTTCAGTCAAACCTTCTGTGATTTCGCTGATACGCATAAAACTATTTATGCTAGAAATTTACAAGTAGAACAACAATTGTGGAGAGTAAGCCAGCTACAACAGTGCCAACAGCGCCTACAATTACTTTGATCATAGACTTGTTACCGTTTGTGATGTCTTCGTGAATGACTTCAACTTTGCTTTCTATCTTAGTAAGCCTGTCGTCAAGATTTTGATAACGCAGAGCGCAGAGGTCTACGTGGGCTTCGAGGCTTTCTTTTTCAAGTTTTGTGGTATTACCCATAGGATCAGACATCATTCACTCCGTTCTGTCTTGCCGCCTTGCGAATGTGCCTTGTTTGCCTCTACGCAGTTACTTATCAAGAATCGTTCTAATCTTTATATGGTAAGATAACTGTGTTTTTGGTTTTTGGATCTTTTGTGGAAAAAATAGGCGGGTAGATCTCTGCAGTTTCGTCTAGATCGGTAATCACAGGCACTAGATCAAAATCTTCTAGAAATGCTTCCATGCCAGGATCACCGTATTCTATTTCAAATTCACACTCCCAGTATCTCTGCTTGCCTTTGAATGCTGTTCCGAACTCTAGGTCTTTTATGCTATCTACATGCGATACAGTTTTTAAAGGAGCAGGATTTGCCCTTAGACCGAGACATTGTATCACAGTATTATAATTTGCCTGCTGATTGACTTCTAGTTTGCTAGGTCCGTGATGTTCGCCTGTTTCGGTTATATCAACCAAAGTTCGTAAAACATAAATCATTGTCGTATTTACGAGTCATAAAAAAAGGGCCCATATAATATGAGCCCTCGATCCTAAGGTAGTTAGGAATCTTACTCGGCGTAGTCAGCAACTACGTCGTCTGCGAAGAAAGTTGCAGTTAGAGCAACGGTTGTACCACTTAGATCTTTACCATCAACTTCGCCTAGAGCCTGTATTTGGTCTTCTAGGTGTTCTGCGAAGGTTAGATCGTTACCAGTACCATAGTCGCTGCTTGGGAACTCGCCTTCAACAAATACATCTAGTGCGCTAGAAGTTGCTTCTCCTACGAGAACTAGTGTTGCATTTTCAGTTACAGTCTGTAGGATTTCTTGTAGAGCACCGTCTGGTCCTAGTGAATCAGTGATGTCTGGTGTGATTGTTAGTGTGAAGTGTGATACGGACTTTCCGTTGAAAGAACGTGCTTCGTTTCTTAGAATTGGGTTTACCTTTGTTACTTCAGGCATTTTATTTCTCCTTGATATCTTGTCTATCCTTTATGGATGACTTGCAATTATTTATCTTTTACGGCGTTTTCTTTGAGATTTTGCACGTTTTTGAAGTTGTAATAGACGCTCTACATACTCGGGACCGCCTTTTACTAGATCAACTACAAGATCTATCGCAGGAGTCATCGCTCTAGCGACATTTGAAGGTATGGTTTTTCCTTCCTGTGCTAGTTCTATATACTTTATTGCAAGGAACAACTTGTCTTTGCCTACAATTTTTTGTAAAAATACAAGGTCTTTGTTTGTGACAATTTCGTCTGGTTTAGATACAGAAGGTTCTCGATCTTTAACAGACGCAGATTGTAGATTTCTTTCGTCTGCTAGATTTTCTAGATCATTTATTATGTCGCTGGATCTTAGTTTTGCTCTTGCAGCATACAGCAGTCTTGTAGTAGCAGTTCTTATATCTTTGTTTGACGCTTTGCGAAAGTTTGTAACGACTCTTCTTATGCTTTTATAGGAAGAATTATTCACTCGCATGCTTTTTTCTGCTTCCATAAAAAACGCAGATACGTTGCTAGGAGTTTGGCCTGCGCCTAATTTGGAAAGATATCTATTAATTGCCATAATAGGCACGTGAGTTCTCTGCCTTGCCTGTTTGGCATCTTCCGGGTCGCGTAAACGTTCGAGTGCTTTGTCGTTGCCTGTAGCAAAATAGAGGAAGTTATATAGATCTGTTGCGTTCATTCTAAAATAGTCATAGCCTGTGTATCTTGCAGTATTGCGTGCGTAGGCTATTGTCTTTCTTTCAAAGTCAGGAAACTGCCTCATCAATTCTAGAGAGAGCAAAATGAGATAGGCTCTTTCGCAGCAGTCAAGATAACTCAACTTCTCAGTCTGTGACTGAGTTCTAGTCATTCTTGCTTCTGTAATTTCTCTAATAAAGTCCATTAGTTTCTGTCTCTGATCATGCTTTCCAATTCTGCTACTCTTTTTTCAAGATCTTCTATCCTTGCAGAGTGATCCTCGTCTGCGGTATCACTATCATTATCGACGTGTGTTAGATGACGCAGCAACGCAGACAGGTCATCCGGAGCATTAGGATATTGGCCTCTGATAGCAGCAAGCGCCTTCATTGTTGTGCTATCAAAGCCCTTTAGTTTTCCTTCTTCGTCCTCTTTGTCGTCTTCTACAAGGTCAATAAGTTTTCTCAGATCCATTAATGTAGATACCTTTTTACAAATAGATGAGCCATTTCGTGATAAGAAGTTTGATCAAGAAAATCTACAAGACCGTCTGAACCTTGAATATCTCTTAGAAATGCTTTCTTGACTTCTGGTTTTACTTTTTCTGTAGTAGCAAGCAGTCTAAGTGCCTTGGCTTGATCTGCTGATACTTCGTGTTCTTCACCATCATCTGTGGTAACGGTATTGATTGGTTTAGGTGAGTCTTGAGAGTCAAGCAATTTACCTAACTGATCATACATAGGGGTGCCCTTGAAACCTTGACCTTCTGGTTCTTCGTCGTCCTCGTCTGGATCACCCATTTCATAGTCTTCGAATTCTCTGAGATGTTCTTTCACAATGCTCTCGATGTGTTCCATATAGTCTCTAAATTCTCTGCTGTCAGACATTTCTAAATCTCCTTGTGTTAGTCCCATGCCTTTTCTTACGGCTGTGTATAATTCGTCTGCTAGATTTTGATCAGGCACGCCCTGTGCGAACTGTTCAAAGTCTTCTGATCTTGCAAGTTCTCGCATTTTTGATGCGCTCATGCCTTCTGCACCTTTCGCATCAGGATCTCTTTCGCCGGCGGAAACTACTTGAATAGAATCAAAGTCATAGCCTTCGCCGCCGTTGTATTTGTTTATAAGTGCTTCAAAATCGTCTACCCGATCAGACCCTGCTACATAGACAAGATTCTTATAACCAAGGTCGTGTATCTTGTCAAGTGCTTGTATGATTGTTTTTACTTGGGGAGATCCTATTGTGATACCAGGAAAGAAAAACTTCGCAAACTTCAGTTTGGTCTGAAAGTCTAGTGGATCTGTCTTTGGCTTTTGGCTTTGAGAAAGAAATAGATAGGGATCGCCTGGCAGACTTTTTATCTTGTCTACCAGTTTCTGATGACCTATTGTAGGCGGATTCATCCTGCCGAATGCCATTACCGCAGTGTCTTGTTTTGCTTCTGTAATTTCTCTTAGTCTCACCTATCTCTCCACTGCTCGATTTATTCTCGAAAATGTCTGTCTCGGCACGAGTTTAATATCGCCTTCTGGGTGTGCCAACACATAACCTTCACCACCTTTTTCGCCTGCCATGCTCTGTTTGACGGAAGTGCTTTGTGTATCGAACTGATCTATTATTCGATTCTTTACAGTCATAATAGAACTAACAACACGCCATAGTGCAGCAAATGCTTTTTCGTGTTCCTGTATGTAGTTTTTGACATTTTCTTTTTTGCGTTCAGATATTCTAGGCTGTCTTTCTAGCCACGCAACAAAATCTTCTCCTAGGTTTTCTAGACCTGTGTCTACCTTGGAGTTTGTGTATGCATACAGCATATTAGGAAAGTCTTTCATCTTGTTTTCTGTGAGCGTGTCTTTGTTCAACAGTTCATCTAGGCCTGCTGCGTTCTGTTTAATTACTTGTGCGAGTTGGTCTGTTTGCTCGTTATCTATTTCCGCAGGCTTTTCTACTGACACAGGCGGAACAACTAGAACTTCTGAACCTTGGAATACGTCAGCATCTTGCACTTCAGATTCGTTGCCTTCTAGATCCATTTGTCTATGTATTACAACCCCTGTTTTAGATTGGCCTATTCTCTTGCCGAGGTCAGAATCTACATCTACAGCATACTCTACTACATTTGGTTTGAATACATAGTTGTTGTTTTTTACAGGCGGAGTTGAGAAGTATAACAAATCGCCTTTGAAAAATCCTCTGAAGTCTTCGGGCACAGCACGCTCGTATTCGTCAAATATACTTTTCATTTTAGCAGCGAAGGCTTGATAATCGGGGTTGTCTCTGTTCTTACCTCCGCTTCGTGACAGCAGCATGTCTTCCAGTGCTTCTCCTGACTTTACCTTGCCGTCATAGCCTTTGGCGCCCCATCCTGACTTGTCTGTAAGAATAAACTCACCGTCTTCGTTTCTACCAAATATTATTGCAGGCGAACCGTCCCACTTGATTGTGACTTTTTCGTGTCCTTTGCCTTCTAAACTGCGAAGTGCATTTAGAGCACGCACAGCGCCTTTTGAGCCTTCCCAGAACACAATATCTTCAGCGTGTTGTATTCGCGCTTCTGCTTCTGTGAGAACAAACTCAAAGTCTTGGGGCTGAAATATCTCTCTCAATCTCATAAGCCTGCCAACTCCCTAATTCTTTCTATCTGTTCGTTCTTCAAATCATCTGGCACACCTACATCCTGAACCTGTGAGTTGTTTTTAAAATCATCTAGAATTTTCGCTACTAAATCTTGAGGATAGTTTTTTTCTATTGCGGCTTTGAGACTTTCATAGGAGTTTAGATCTCTAGCAGAGTCTAATCCCAATGCGTCTGCTATTTCGTCTGCTGTCTTTTTTGGTTCGCCTATGATTTCGTTTTTGTTCTTTTTCGTATAACCTTCGCCTGACTTTTTTGGGACAGGTGTGCGCTTTACTCTTACTAGGCCTTCTGTGGGAGAAAACAGCCAGCGTTCTGTTTCAAGGGGTCTGCCGTCTTCTATGGTTTCTTCAGAATCTTCTCTCTCATAGTGTAGCGCAATAGAAGAAACAAGAATGTTTCGCAACACACCCTTGTATTTGGATTCGGATTCTTTTGGAGAGTGATAGTAGGTTTTCAACCATCCCGGGTCTCCTGGCATAAAATCTACTTGCACAAATCCTGTGCGTTCTCTGCCTTCCGGCTGTTTATTCGCATCATAGTTCTGTATCGGCACTTTGGTCATTATCACAGAACTTTTTGCTACTTCGTCAATGCCAGGTATGGATTTCAATTTCTCTACAAAGTCTGGAATGTCTTCTGGATCAATTTGGAGGGCTACATCGATGTCGCCAGAAAACTCTCGCTTGCCTACAGAGCCAAGTGTATTGTTCTTAAGGTCTATGCCAAGTTTGCTTTCTAGTGCGTCCAGCGTGGGTTCTATTTCATCTATGTGTATAGCACCTACGCCTGGCATTGCGCCGCCTTCTTTCAGTTTCATGCCTTGTTCTCTATTACTTTTTGAATACCACGCTTGAACTTTTTAGGATCACCGCTCTTGATTGAATTAAGAAAACGGCGCTCTAGTTCGTCTGCGGTTTCTTCATCGTAAACAGTGCCAATTCTTTCCAGTAGATTCGCAGCACTTTCTATAATGTTTGATGCGGTTGCTTCTATCTGTAGGTCTGTATCCTGGCGCTGGCCCAGTGAGTTTAGCTCTTGTAGGATACTTCTCGTGCGTTTTTTCATACGGCAACTCCAATGTAGTATTTATTGTAGAGAACAGTTAAATATATTATCAAACGAGGGCTTTAAAATGACGGCGATTTCCCAACTCAATTTCAAACAGCGTTCTGTGCTTTTTGCAAAAATATCTCAACTAGCATATTATACAGACAAAGCCACAAGAAAACAAGCAAAGCAACTTGGTTTTTCTGTGAGAAGATTCTACAATCTAGGCGAATCACAGGCCTATCTCTTAGAATCAGACACAGATATTGTCGTTGCCTGTAGAGGCACAGAACCAACAGCGTTCAAAGACATCCGTGCAGATCTAAATGCTTGGCCTGCGCCTTCAGAAACTGTCAGCAGAGTTCACGCAGGATTCAAAGGCTACGTTGATTATCTGTGGATGCAGGTAGAAAGAGACGTTTTAAAGTCAGACAAAAAACTATGGTTCACAGGTCATTCACTGGGAGGAGCAATGGCAACTCTTATGGCTTTCAGATGCGAACACTGCGAACAGTTGAGAGATCCAGAAGAACTATATACCTATGGTTCTCCCAGAGTAGGATGGCCCAAGTATGTAAAATCCTTCTCCTGTGTTCATCATCGCTGGGTTAATAACAACGACATAGTTGCTCGTGTGCCTTTCACCGTAATGGGATATCGTCATACTGGTGTAGAACATTACATAAATGCTTACGGCAATGTAAGAAAGCCAACAGGCTGGCAGAAATTTAAAGACAGAATGCGCGGACTATGGTTTGGTATTAAGAAGGGCAAGATAGATTCCTTTTCTGACCACGCAATAGGTCTTTACATTTACCACTGCGAAAGTTACGAGCGCGGACAGGAAAATCTTCAAGGCCTATCTGTCAAGTAGATTTTGTTTAAACTGATCGTAGCACTCTTCCCAAGTCCAATCAAGACTGGTTAGGTAGGTGGCGTATCTACTTACCTCCAGTGCTCGTTCTATAGCAGGAGCAAGATGCGGGTAGGTGCTGCCGTTCTTGCCCTCCACAATGATATCTTTAGGCCCTGTCACAGGATAGGCAGCAACAGGTGTTCCACACGCAATCGCTTCAAGCATTACAACACCAAATGTATCTGCTCGAGAAGGAAACACAAACACATCTGCTGTTTGATAGTATCTCGCAAGTTCTTCACCTGTTTTCTTGCCCACAAACTCTACTTGAGGATATCTGTTTTTGAGAGTATCAAGATAGGGACCATCTCCTACTACTATTTTTCGAGTGTTAGGAACGGTCAATCCACAGAAATCATCAAGACCTTTTTCGTGACTTACTCTGCTCACACAAAGCAGGATTTTTTTTGAGTTATCAGGAGAACGAGAAGGAGGATGGAATAGTGTTCTGTCTGTGCCTCTACTCCATACTACGATCTCCTGTTCAAAGCCCCAGTCTTCCAATTCCCGTTTCATTGAGAGAGAAGGTACCAGTATTTTTGTAGCATCTCTATACCTTCTCTTCATCCATCGCCAGCCTAACTTTACAGGCACGAAGGGAAAACGATAATTAACAAACTCTGGAAACTTTGTGTGGCAACTTGCGGAAAACTTTACCTTTCTCTTTCTGCATTCTCTCGCAAATCTTCTTCCTACAAATCCTTCTGGGGTTGCGATATGTATGTGATCCCATTGAGAATTACATACAAGATTTTCAACTTCCTGTCTTTGAGGAAACGCAACATCTATTTCTTTATAACCTGGAAGAGGGAAACGACACTTGCAGCGGCCAGGATGATATACCATAATCTCGTCGCCGTGTAGTTCTGCTTGATCAACGAGATTCTCAAGAGTAGTGACTACACCGTTTGTCTGCGGTTTCCAAGCATCAGTTACTAGAAGTATTCGTGCCATGCCAGTAGATGAGTTCAAACTCTCCTGTTGTGTGTTCTACAAGAGCAGAGCAACTTTCGCAGAAGTCTCCGTCATTATAGTAGGTAACACCTCGTATTTGTTTTACAGTAGGTGTATGTATGTGCCCGCAGATTACACCGTCATAGCCGTGTTCAACACAATAGTCTGCGAGGTGTTCTTCGAAAGAATGTATGTAGTTGAGAGCGCTTTTTGTGCGACTTTTAAGAAAGCGTGATAAACTCCAGTAGTCTCTGCCCAACCAACCGCGCACGGTGTTTAGATGAGTGTTTAGCCACACCAGCATGTTGTAGGCTACATCACCTACATGCATCAGCCACTTCATATTAGGCATCATTAGACCGTCAAACTGGTCACCGTGTATAACAAGATAGCGTTTTCCATTAGCGCCAATATGAGTGTATCTGTCAAAGAACTTTATTCTTCCAAAGGTAATATCAAACGCCAAGAACTTTCTTATGCCTTCGTCGTGGTTGCCTGGAATATAATACACTCGTGTGTCACGCTTTGCTGCTGTCAATATTCTTCTTACAGCATTTGTATGACTTTGCGGCCAATACCATTTGCGTTTAAGACGCCAGCCATCTATGATATCTCCTACAAGAAATAGATTGTCACAGGTATTGTTTTTTAGGAAGTCGCAGAATAGTTCTGCTTCACTTGCTCGTGCGCCGAGGTGTAGGTCTGATACAAAGATTGATCTATAGTGCGCCATTATTCAACCTTGGGCGGCGTTGAAAATGTATGCGCGGGTGCAGGCGATGGCACCGTCCATTCCAACCCTTCTGCGCCTTCCCAAGCCTTGTTAGGAGCATCGTTTGGCTTGCGAACTGCCTGCCATAGGATGTATAAGAACAGCAGTTGGGCTAAACCAAATCCAAAACCTCCTATGGAACTTACCATGTTCCAGTCTGCAAACTGCACGGCATAATCTGGTATTCTTCGTGGCATTCCTGCCAACCCAAGGAAGTGTTGCGGGAAGAACAGCACATTTACAAATATCGTGCTCAACCAAAAGTGCCATTGTCCTAGTCGTTCTGAATACATCGTGCCGCACCATTTTGGTAGCCAATAGTATACACCTGCGAAAATAGCAAATACTGCGCCTGTTACAAGAACATAGTGGAAGTGTGCTACAACAAAGTAGGTGTCATGATACTGAAAGTCAGCAGGAGCGATTGCCAGCATCAATCCAGAAAATCCACCTATTGTAAACAAGAACACAAAAGCAAGTGCAAACAGCATTGGTGTTTCAAATGTCATAGCACCGCGCCACATTGTAGCCACCCAGTTAAACACTTTGACGCCTGTAGGCACTGCGATAAGCATTGTGGCATACATGAAGAATAGAACACCTGCGACTGGCATTCCCACAGTAAACATGTGATGCGCCCATACTATGAAAGACAGAAACGCAATAGATGCTGTTGCATACACCATAGAACTATATCCAAACAGAGGCTTTCTTGCAAACGCAGGAATCACGGTGGATATAATACCAAACGCAGGCAGTATCATTATATACACTTCAGGATGTCCAAAAAACCAAAAGATGTGTTGATAGAGCACGGGGTCACCTCCGCCTGCCGCAGAGAAGAAAGAAGTGCCAAAGTATTGATCTGTCAACAGCATTGTGATAGCACCTGCAAGCACGGGCATGACAGCAATCATGAGATAGGCTGTGACAAGCCAAGTCCATGTAAAGATAGGCATTTTCATCAGTGTCATGCCAGGTGCTCTCATGTTAAGAATGGTGGCAACAATATTGATAGAGCCCATTATGCTTGATATACCAAGAATGTGTATTGCAAGTATCACGAAAGGAAACGCCATGCCTGTCTGCAGCATAAGAGGAGGATACATTGTCCAGCCGCCTGCCGGACCACCGCCTGGCATGAAAAGAGTAGACAGCAGTATCGCAAACGCAAACGGCATTAGCCAAAAACTCCAGTTGTTCATTCTCGGCAGTGCCATATCAGGAGCGCCCACCTGCATAGGTATCATCCAGTTAGCCAAACCTGTAAATGCAGGCATGACAGCACCGAATATCAT